AGTAAATATAATACTATTGTCAATCTTCTTTTGTAAGAATGTATCTTTATAGAACTTATCTATCATTTCTGGAGTAAAGTAAGGAGATGACTGTACATCAGCTATTTTATCTAAGAATTGACGCATTTCTATAGCATTTTTACCAAACTTCTTAGTATCAACCTGTGATGCTTTAACGAGATCTGATAAGGCTCTAGCCATAGGATCTATCTGTTTATACATCTTATATACAAGAAGTTGTCCATAGTAATAGTCAAAATCTTTTTCTCTATCATTAGCCTTACGCAATAAATTCTCAAGATAGCCTAACTTACCAGTTTCAGGTATTTCAAATAATTCATCACAACTAAGTTTATCATTATTTAAAAGATTTGTTATAGCATCTCTCTGAATTTTATTAGTAGCCGCTTGATTAGCTTTCTTAGTAAACTCTTCAAGAATAGCTTTCTCTTTCTCATTATACCTACTCTGGAATGATTTAGTAGAATCAATAGCATAAGTACCTTTACTCTGAATGTAATCCTGTGCCATGCGTTTCATTATCTCTTGAGATACAAAATACATAGTGTTCTTACCAGCGCCACTTCTTAGTAGCAAGTTAGTGACATTATAAGTAAATGTATTTACATTCAGTTTAATAATATAGTTATCTTTAGCAACGTCTACGTGAGCACTAATCAATGCAGACAACCAGTCAAGAATATGAATATCGTCTACACCAGATACTCTATGTAAATTACCAAATTTAGGCATATACTCTGGTGCTTGCATTACTAATTCTACTAACTGGCCTAATACATGATGGGGGTTATTCAAAGCAAAAGGACCAATACCTGACTTACTATCAGCAAAGTCTTGCTTTAAGTTATCCTGATATGCTTCTGTGTATTCAAATAGAGCTTGATTATTCTTAACATCTGGGAAATATACTTCTACAATACCCTTCTTCATGATATTTACAGGTACGTCAAGAGGTCTGGTAGTATCGTGTACATTTTTAGGATCAAGTAATGAAGCCATGAATGTATCAATAAGCAAGTTCTCTACTGCTCCCTGACTATTCTCTGACATAGGTTTATCAAAGTTATACTCAGTCTTAGCTGTTACATATTCATATACCTTATAATTACCATCTGTAGTATCATAACGTACATTAGAGTTCTTACTTTCTAAATATTCATTTATAGCTTCAGAAGCCTTCATTGAGTTTCTCCTTGTAACAGGCTCCCCATTACGAATCGCTAATACTTCATCAGCCCAAGCATCATACCCTTTTAAAGCAGTTTCTTTTTCAACATTTGTAGCGTTTCTACCAAGTTTATTAGAACGTTTTGTAGTATAGTTATAACGGGTTAAGAACAGTTTATCAATATCGAAGTCAGAACCAGTTCTTGCAGTAAATTCATCAGGTAATATTATAATATCCCCTGCTTGAGACATTACTACATCCCTAATAGTAAGAGCAGCAATAGAAGACATACCTTGTGTTGGTACACGATAAGCCATACTTGAAGGTGAAGCATTATCACCAATAATATGATTATCAATTAACCATTGTCTAGCCTCTAAGAATGACATATTATCATAACCAGGTATAATGTGCTTAAGTAAGTTAATACTAATTACACAGTCCATAGAGTTATTTTCATTCTTAAGCATTAGCTTACGACCTTCATTTACCATGTACTTACTATAGTCTTGTTTAGCTTCTGCTTGACTAAGCTTGTCTATAGATTTCATACCAAATGAAGACATCTGTACAAATGTACCACCAGGTAGATTAATATCTACAGTCTCTTTATTTACTTTGGATATTAACTTAGTTACAAGTTGTTTTGATAATGGTGATGCTGAAATAGGTACATTAAACTCGCCTCTTTCATTCAATGCAACTTGATTTACTATATCAGAATCAGTATTACTTGCAATTAAGTCTCTTACAAGCGAATCTGAGATACCTTGTAAGTCTTTGAAGGTAAACGTACCATCTTCATTTTTAACTGCGTGTAAATCCTTTAAAAGCCTATTTAAACCTCTATCTGACAAGTTATCAATAGCCCTCATAGCATAATCACGTAATTCACGACCAGATAGCTTCTTACCATTTGGTAAATAATAATCACCATCAAGCCTGATGTTAGAATATACAGTTTTCATAGCCTGTGTTACCAACATACGCTTTTCTGCTTCGTGAGCTTCAATAGGCATCTGATTTAATAAGTTACCAAAGCTCTGTTGTCTAAATGTAATAGGTTTGTTATAAGAACCATTTTCATCCTTAGTAAATTCTTCGGATATTTGAGACTGAGAAGTATCTGTATAGAAATCATATTCAACGATATTACCTACTTTTACTGCTGATTTAGTAGTAAACATATCAATAGGATTGGTAGTATCATTCATTCTATCATACAGTGCTTTTAAGTCTCCAGTTGCTAATACTTTAAACAGAGGGAAGATAGCCATCTTATTAAAGATAGGCATATTTATGAATTCACCTTGTAATGGTTCAAGTATTTCATTACCAAAGTAAACCATCTTCTTTGGTGACATTACTGCTGCTAGGGTATTTACATATTTACGTACATCACCAAGATCATCAGCATGTTCTTCTACGTAATCAATAGCAGCTTCAGTCTCAGCATCTAATAATCCTTGTGTAGCAAGAATAGCTTTATACATAGTAGGAGAACAATATACAGAAGCATCTGCTTGGTTAATAGGATTATCTTCTGTATTTATAGTAATATTACCATCTTTATCCATAGTAATATCACCATATAGTTTTAAATCTCGCTCTGTACTAGTTTTAGCTTTATCTTTAATAGCCTGAGGTATATCTTCATGACTAAATAAATCATCAGATTCAAATACATTGTCTATGAATTCTTTAGTGTAATTACCATCATTCTCCATAAGTTCTCTTACATAAGCTCTGTAAATAGCTTTGTAAAGTTCTTTAGGTTGATTGGTATGTGTTTCGATATCTTTCAGACCAGCCACATTGTATCTGCCATTCCTATACCTAGGTATTTTATTCATAATGTGATTTGGATCTGTAAAGTCCAATCTAGGTCTATCACCAGTTGATAGCGTACCAGCAAGACGTTTAGATACATCTGGATAATTCTTAAAGAATGCTACATCTTTGTATATTACCTTTTCTGTTTCAAACATTGAAACAAAATGATTAACAGTAAATGTCCAAATAGCATCCATAATAGCAAGGTTCTCTCTTAGCATTTTATTCTGAGAACCTGATAATTGAGCATAAGTATTAGCATAGTTATTACTTCTTTCATTTATAGACGAAACAGGTAAGAACTTATTAGACCATAAACCTGATTTCTTTTGCTCAATTAAACCTAATTTCTGTACATACTTTAACTGTTCATCAGCTCTATGAATAAGAGTAGTATTAATATCTTCTTTCAATTGAGCAACATTATTGAAAGTATCCATTAATTCTTGATCACTTAAGCTATTAAAGTCTATATAGTTAGTATTACCGTTTTCATCAGTATGCCATACTCCACGAGCAATACGGAATTTACCACCTTTACCAGTATCCTTTCCTTTCTTACCAAAGTACATAGTTGGTCTATTAGCATCGTCTATTTGGTCTTCTGCTAATTTCATTCTACGATACTGTAGTATAGCATCATATTCACTCTTATAATACTTATAGAACTGCTCTATTACATCTTTAGACATCCTAATACTGAGTTCACCATCCAAAGGTACAATCTCCATTGTACGGTCTTTAAATAGTCTAAGGCCCTGTATAGGCATATATGTCTTTTTATCAGACATAGTAGGGAGTACTAATATATCGTTCTCAGACAATGTGAATTTAGAAATGAATGTTTCTACTTTAGGAGCAGATTGATAATCCGTACCTGTATTACCAGAGTTATACTCAGTAATGTTAAGTAATGTACCTACAGTAAGACGAGTATTAGGATTACTCTTTAACTGATTATAAACTATAGAAGAACTATTGATAGGACACTTTAACAGTTTATTGACATAAGATCTATCATTATTCAATTTCTTTATTTCTAGAGTAATATAGTTATGTTTAGATAAAGGATAAACTGTAGTGTTTTTTGGACCTAATACCTTTTCTTCAAGGTTATTATTATTCAATTGATAGTGTACAATAGCTAAGTTAAGTATACTATTTTCTCCAGTAAAGATAGCATCAGCAGTACGTTTAATACGATCTGTTGGTTTATCTTTTACTGGTCTACGTAATATTTCAGGTATAGCTTTAGCCAAACTACCATCTCTATTACTTGTTAATAAGTCCTTAGCTGCTTGTAATATAGTAGGCTTGTTAACAGAATTGATAGCTGATACTTTATCTACAATTGCTTGGAATAAAGTGTCATAAGTAATAGATATACCTATTCTGTTATAAATATCTAATAATTTATATAGTGCTTGACTAAGATCTTCATTAGTAGATGAATCTGTTAACTTTGCTAATTCATTTGTAGCTTTAGTGAGTTCATCTCTTAATCCTTTAAGTTTAGCCATATCGGGCTTTCTATTACCCTGTTCATCAGTTATCATAAATTCACTGTTATAGAAATTTCTATTCCAGTCACTTACAATACGCTTACCGTTACGTACATTTACACTACCACCTAAGTTAGATATGTACATTACCTCATTAGTACCCACATCTTGATATCCTACAGTAAGGAAATTATGTCTAAATCCAGTAATAGTTTGGAATATCTGTGTCTGTAAGTTAGAGTCTTTTATCTTAGATAATCTATTATATACAGAAGCAAAGAAAGGATCTGTCTTAGCTAACTGAGCAGATTTACGGATTAATCCACCATAACTATCCTCATCAAATAACTTATCTACGATTCTACGCCAAGCTGCCATAAATGGAGTTACACGTGGAATACCTGTTTCAGGATTAATATCTCTAGTATAAGTTTTAGTAGCTGCATTATATAAACGGTCTTCTATTGAAGATAAGAACAATTTGACAGCAGGTCTAATATTATGTAAAACAGATACTTCATAAGATGCTTTATCATATTTATCAAAGTTATCCTTTTCTATTTCACCACCATCACGTTCTTCTGTTTCATCGTACTCTTGTTCTTCCTTGATTTGTTTCAAACTTAGTTCTGCTAATTTTGCTTGTACGTCTTGTTTGAATATATCAAAGTTATCAAACAGTTCTTTAGCAGCAGCTCTCTGTTCAGGTGTAGCGGCTTCATCATATGAAAGATCTTCTAAGAATTCTCTCATATCATTGTAGTCTATGTTAATTCTAGATAAGTCATCTACTATATCTTCAGTAGTCATAGACTGGCTAATATAAGATGTAGTAAAGTAATCTACAGCTTGGAAATAACTATCAAGAGATTTAATATTCTGAAATTCATGACCATGCTGTGTAAAATTAACTCTATAACCATAAGCTTCTATAAATCTATCCTTAGCTTCTTGTGTTACAGGTATATTAGCATATTTACCTTCATATATACCCCTAAATATACTTGTAGGTCTTATTCTACCTACTAAAGAATATACAAAGTCTATAAGCTTATTAAACCATTTAGTGATTCTATAAACCTTAGAAGGTACAGTTTCAAGCATATACTTTCTAAAGTCTTCAGCCAATGCTTCTTCAACTTGTTTGTTAGAAGCATTTTTCATATTTTCATGAGAAGCCCTATAAGCATCATATACCTTATTACGCTGCTGTTCAGACATTAATAACAGAGATACCCTATGATATGCTTCATGATATTCAACACCAGCAGGATCACTAGAGTAAAGATGAATAGCATCTTGTGTCATATGAGATAATGCTGTAGCTGGAATATCAGAAGATACTGCTACATCAATTATATCAATTTCAGCATCAGACATACCTAATTTCTCTTTTAAGAAATTACGTGCCTGAACCTTATTCATCTTCTCTTTAGAAGTATATGTCTTATTGGGAGTAAAGTTTACTCTTACTTCAGTTTCGCTACCACCAAATGTATTGAGATCACGGAAAGTACGGCGTTTACGAGTAGGAGCTGGTTTTTCTTCTACTGTAGGTTGTTCAACTTGAGGTTCACTTACTGTTGGAACAGCTGTAGAATTAGGAATATTAGTTGGAGCATCCTGAGTAATACCATCGGCGATAACAAAAGGTCTTTCGTATCTCTCTGTATTAAGATTGGATTTCAACATACCATTCTTAATCATCCATGCCAATAAAGAATGATCTAAGTCGTCTTTAGTAAATACTACACCAGGCACTAATTCTAACCTACCATTAGCTTTTTCTACACTACTTGCTAATCTACCTTGAAATAGATCTCTAAGCTTCATGTCTACTGATACAACATCATTGTTTTTTGAAGGTACTTTAAAAGGCATAGATCCTTCCTTCATAAGCCAATCTACAAAAGCTTTTCTTTCTCTATCTCTCTGGTCTGATGTTAAACCCGCAATTGACGTACTATTGTTACCATATACTAATTTACCTACTACACCGGTGTTATCTACATATAACTGTTTATTACGCAGGTTCTTAGCAGCAGCATCACTAATATCACTATTATCTTTTACTTGGGTAGCTTCTCCATAATTCAAGAATAACTTTATTAAGTCAGAACCAATAAGATCTGTATTACCTATCTTATCATAGCTTGAGAACCCAGACTTAAACACGATAGTAGATAATAGATTAGCTAGTTCTTCTAAGTTGTTATAGCTTACTGTGCTAATCTTTAATGGCAATGGTCTACCTGATAACCGTTTGTTACCAGCTATAATATAATACACACCACCTGAAGTAGTACCGGTAAAACCAGTATTATCACCGTGTATAGTATATATAGTTTCAGCAGATCTTACACCAGTACTGTAACCAAAGTTATCAAGTTCTTCATCTAAATTAGTACTTAACTGTAAGATATTATTAAACTTAGCATCATTAATAGGAGCATATTTACTAATACCTTCTACTGCATTATGTATTAATGTACGTGTAGGAGTTACTTTAATATTATAATCTATTGCATTAGTAAGATTGCCATTAGAATCTTTAACAACAAATCTAGATATAATATCAGCACGTGCCGCTCTAAGATCATCTATTAAAGTGTTATACTCTTCACTAGTGTCTCCTACTCTAAGATTATTAGGACTACGCATAGCTAACCAGTATCTCTTACCAGTTTTGCTATCTGTGATTATCATACCTACCCTAGCCCAATCGTATGTAGCTGGATTATTCCATTTTACTTTAGTACTATTAGTCTTATAGTGTATAAAAGGCGCTACAGAATATTCAAATGACAAATCACTTAACCTAGTACGGAACAACTCTGGCAATTCTGTATTAAGTGAGAATGTTACTTTATTGCCATTTGCAAAAGTTATTGTTTCACTTAATTGAGCATCGTGTTTATAGTGGAAGGTATTGAGAATACCTAATCTACTATCTTCTGAAAAGTCCTTTAATTCATTATCAGTAATAGCATCTGCTGGAATTGCTGCAGGAGCTTGTGGAGTTGGTAATACGCCATCCTTTACAGCATTGTCTACTTGTTCCTCTGTAAGATCACTTACTGGTGTTTCAAAGAGATCATCCACAGTAATAGCAGCAACTTCTTGAGGAGAACTCATTCTAGCTCTATCTTCCTCTGGCATCTGATAATAGGCAGTAGTATAAGCACCTTTAATGGAATCGAAATGAGTAGTTAATTTTTCCCTATTGTTACCAATAGCCTCATACATATTCAGGGCTACTTCTTTAAACTTGTATGCGCCTAAATTAAATGCATTACCTAATAACTTTAAGAAAGCAACAAATATTTTTGCTTGTTTCTCAGCATTTGCTGCCGGGTCAAAGGCAAAGCCTACACTATTATCATCAAGCAAATCAAAGAAATCTTGAACAGACTTATTGAATTTAGCTTTAGCATCCTGAGCATCTTGTTTAGCTTGTTCTGCTTTACTTGGTTTAGATGGTTCTACTGCTTCCCCACCTCTTTCATCAAAGATACTTTCACCTGTAGGATCACCAAAACCACCTGCAAAAGGATCTTCATCAGAACTTAGTATATCATTGTTTACTACAGGTTTTTCCTTTTCTGTATCTGAAGTATCTACAGAAGAAGGAGCAGCCGTAGCAGTAGGTTGAGCAGGTGTACCTAAACCTATATCTTGACCTTCTGCAGCAGCTATTAAAGCTGCATCTGCTTCATCCAGCTCACTAGCACTTATGGTTCTTCTAGGTTTACTTGGCTTAACCGGTTTGATAGGTTTAGTGGGAGTGACCGGTTTAACTTGTTCTACAGTAGGAGCAGGTTGTTCTGTAACTGTACCAGTGGGTACTGTAACAGGTTTAGATGGTACTACAGGCTTATTAACAGTTTGTTGTTCAGTAACACCAGTAGTTCCTTCCATCATCTCTCTGCTCTGTTCTTTCTTAGCTTGATAAAGCTCAAGCATTTCATCAATGAGCTTTTCACCCTGAGCATTATGAATGTTACGTAAAGCCTTTAATTTAAGGTTTCTACGCTTTTTAGGCGTTTTCTTTTCCTTAGCCTCAGTAATGATATCAGCACGTTGAGAAGCTTCTGTAGGGGTTATTTTAGCACCATTTTCAATACCATTAAAGGCATTGTAGATTTCTTGATTCCTTTCAGCATTAATCTCTGAAAATAATCTATCTTCTATAGCATTCTCATATTCAGTAACTTCATTAAAAGCGCCAACAGATGCTACTTGATTGTTTAATAATGTCTTATCACCAGTATAGTTCTTATACCAGGATGGCATTGCTTTATCTATAGACTTCTTTCTTGCTTGAAGTCTATAACGCATATCATCTAGTTTAGCTAAAGTATACTCGTTACCTCGTAATTCAGCAGGGTTAGATGTTGATTTAACTATTTCTGTAGTATTATTAACCTCATTGAGCATATTATCTAACACTCTCTGTTGTTCTTGTAACTTAAATAGTTCTCTAATCTCATCTTTAGATACTATTTGATCTGTAGATTGAGCATTATCATTAATCGTATTAAATGCATTATCTACAGCTTTCTCCATCTGAGTAGATAGTGCTGCATTTGAATTAAGTGCTTGCGCTCTATTAGTAAGTTGCTGATTCTTATCTGTAAGGTCTTCTAATGAAGCCTTAAAATCTTTCTCAGCTTGCATATATAAACCTACTAGATTACCAAACTCTTCAGTATTCTGTTCGATACCTAAATTTTCAGCTAGATCTTTCATTCTATCAGATTTAGCTACAGTAAATACACGAGATGCAAACTGTGCTTCTTCTAAAGCATCATCACTTGTAAAACCTTCTGGTAGATTCTCTGTAGGTCCTTCAGCCAGATTAGCCCATGCATTAACTACTTCGGATTCAACACCTTTAAACTTACCACTAGCGTAAGTAACTGCTTTAGACATATCTTCCTTAGTATTAATCTCACCTACAGCAAGCTCATTTACTTTATCCATCCCTTTAGTTTCCTTATATAAGGAATATGCTCCTCTAGCATTTACGCCTACTTGCATAGGGGATAAAAGACTAGCAGCTGCACCAAGCTTTACATTATTCCAGTATTCACTGTCATTTTCATATAAAGCGTCTTGATAGCCAAAAGGACTACCGAGTATATTTACAAGAGTTCTACCTTTTTCTTTATAAGCGCCAAATAGAGATGAAGCTAAACCTTCTAAGTTCAAATCACTATCATCAAAATCCCCTCTTTTGTAAGCTGCACCAGTAGTATATTGTGCACCTTCTTCTAATGCTTCATTAAAAGAAGTAGCAAGATTACGCACTGCTAAATCACCACCTATATAAGCAGCTTTAGCAGCTCTACTAGCCCAACTTCTAGTTGCTTTATCTATAGCATTTCTACCTAATACATACTTAGATAAAGTCTTTTTAGCAGCATCAGCAGCTTTATCACCTATTGCTTCAATAGGGTCTGATAATAAAGCACCTTTCTTTATAGTCTTACCTAGCCAGCCATCGGCAATTTTACCAAAGTACGGTAACATGATGACATCACTAGCTAAGTTAGATGCATAAGTAATAGACATATTCTGAGCAAAGTCTCTATCCAAACCTTGTCTTGCTTGTATCTGAGCTTCTGCTAGAATGGGATTGGTAGATTCAATTTGACCATCTAATATCTTTTCAAATATCTTATCATCAGATAACCTTGCATATTTTTCATCTAAACCGTTTGCACGGGCTTCATCTGCAATATTAGAAATAGTTAAACCTGTACTGGTAATTAACTGAGTCACTCTATCTCTATAATCATCTGCAACATTAGCATTGGCTTCATTTTCAGCTTGTTTATAGTTAGAATAAAGTAACATACCAGCATTAGCTACATCTAAAGCAGCAGATATAGCACCTACTGTACCAGCAGCTACACCACCAACAGTACCACCAGCAGCAGTACCAGCACCAGGTACAACACTACCTGCTATAGCACCTGAAGCTGCACCTATAGCTGCTTTAGAGATTGCTTTTTTGAAGACAGATCTAAGCGCAGTAGAAGCATATGGAGCTACTTGCCATAACCATGCAGATGAAGAAGAACCTACAGCCTGTGGTACATTATATATCCATTTACTTGGCTCTGTCCACTTAAACTCTTGATTCTCACTCATAGCCTGTTCAAATCTAGAATCTACTTTATATCTTTCAATATCAGCTTCATCTGTTTCAATATCTGCATAGAGTTCATTAGCTTTATTCTGATAGGACTTTAAGTCTGCTTCTTGCTTTTCTCTGATATCAGAAATATTGCTCATATCAGGAGATACACCTAAAGACATTAACGCTTCTCTTGTACTATACAAGTTACTATCTATATTGCTCAATTCATTCTGAATCTGTGATATCTCAGCTTCATCTTGTGAAACTGCTAAATGGTTTAGCAAGTTATTTCTTTGACTCACTAAACCATTATAAGTTTCAAACAAATTAATGTTTGATTTAATTCTATCCATCTGTGGCAATACTTCACGTCTAAGTATACCCTGAGTATTAGCCAATTGCGCTTCATTCATAGCGCGTAAGGAAGCTGCCACAGAGTTAGTTATTAAATCATATGTACTAAGATTATTACGAGATTCGTCTAATGTGTCATTAGTATCTAGAGCAGGCTTATAAGAATCTTTCTGATAACTAGCAAGATCTCTAAGTATTTCATGAGGACTAATAGTACCACCCACTTCAGGGTTTACAGTACCGTTAGAAGCACCTAAATAATCTTCATAATTCTTCTTGCGAAGCTCTATTGCCAATGGAACACCACTGTTGTTTTTAGTTTTCTCCATAGATCAAATCTTCATTACTTTGTCTATAATTTATATTACCTTTAGAACCTAATTTGCTATATTGGAACTCTTCAAGATTTGCTCTTTCTCTTGTTTGTTCATTATTGAGTACACCTTTCATAACAGGTATTTCAATATATACTCCATTATATTGAGTTTCGTGACCAGGTGCAAATGTACCATCATCTGCAATTCTCACACTCTTAATATCAGCAATTCTACCATTATAGTTAGGTATCTTACCATTTAGACTGTTTACAAACTTTTGGAAGTCTTCATTTTTTATAATTTCTTCAGATGTATCGTCCCCAAAGAAACCGGTATCAAAATAGTCTTTATAGATATCTTTATTGTTTAAGAAATAATCTACTGGTATATATGCTTTATATTCCTGAGTATATGATTCATTACCGGGAAGACCATTCTCAAGTAATACTTTACTGGTAGGAGTAATACCCATATTAGGTATATTATTATTAATGAGATCCTGTTCAAACTTAGTTCTAGCTGAACTCCAATTAGCATTGTTAACAGGTACGCCCATCTTAGCATTAACATACTGCTCTTGTGTCATCATACCAAATATATTATTACCAGAGTAAATAGGACTACCATTGATACCCTTTACTACTGAATTCTTATCAAGCTCAGCATCGTTGATAAAGTTAGCTTGAGAACCTATATCTGTTGATAATTCTTCCCATACGGTCTTAGCAGTTTTGTTACGGTTTAACGGTAATTGTTTACCGCTTTCTGTAACTCTATCTACATAGGCTTTTTGCCATTTACTACCAGGTGTAAATGTCTTTTGAGCTCTTTCAAATTGAGAATTATATTTTATGGTTACACCATCTTCAGTTTTGACTGTGCCTGGTTTACTTAGCAGTGTAGAAGCAAGTTTAGTAGAGAATTGAACTGGCATAGTCTCTTCTCCAGATGCTTTCTTTGTAGCAGCAGCTCTAGCAGAAAGTAAAGAAAAAGGATTAACTTCTCTAGTAGGTCTAATAGTTCTATCAATATTAGATTCTACAATAGAATTTCTTAGCCATTGAATTGCTTCAGCATCACTTGCTCCAGTATTCCTTTTATAAACTTCCATATGCTTTTGAGCCTCTGGAGTGTTTACTATATCGTTCAAGTGAGCATCTGCTACTTTCTCAATATCACCGCGTGTATTACCGAAATAATCGTAATTACCATCTGTATATAAAAAACCCTTCTGTAATTTAGCATAATAAGGATCTGCTAATTCTCTAATATCTTTATATGCTAAAGGAGCAATGTCGTTGAAAACACCTGATTTTGTACTATCATAGTTTGCAAAGTCTACATTATGCCACATCTCATTAAATTTACCAGCAGCAGCTAACTGTTGATTAAACTTCATTCTCTGCTCCATTCCTTCTTTACTCTGGAGTAATGTAGACAATTTAAGTCTATCTACATTGTTAATGATAGAATTAATCTGAGCTCTACCTTCTGGAGTCTTAAGTAAATCAATATTCTGAGATAGTTTATCAATAATTGGTTTAGCTTTACCAAGAGTTTCATCATACCAGGTTTGCATATCCTTTAAAGAAGGAGATCTGAAGTCAGACCATTTATCTAACGCTCCAGATAAGTCTGAAATAGCTTTATCTACTCTAGCGTTTGCATCCTTGCCAAGTGTATACAGTTGTTGGAAAGGTAGTGGAGTATAGGTATCTATAAACTGAGCTTGTGCTGGATTATCATATCTATTAACCATTTTTCTTACCCTTTCTATTATTGTAATACATATTATCCATATCTGCTATTAATTCACCAGGATTACCGTATGCTAAGAAATTTCTTAAATAAGGATAGATCATAGCGTCTCTAGCAGCTTCATTACGCATCTTTTCTTTAGTCTGAGACCATTGACCCAATTGACCAGCAGCAGTAGCACCAAAGTTTCTTGCAGCAGCTCTATTACGAGCATTTAAGTCATTAGTAAGTACAGTATTCTGTATATATTGTTGACCTAAATTGTTCATCATATTTGCGTATTCACCCAAGTATTGATTATTTGCATTATCCCTATTGGCATATACTGAAGTATTCTGAGCATATTCCCCAGTAGCTAATTGATTTCCATATGCTAAATTCATACCAGTATTAGGATTAAGTCTAGCCATGTTGTTACGAGCAATTGCTCTAGATCTTCTATTAGCCGCAAGAGTAGGCTCTATGTTAAGTCTACGACTAGCCATTGCTCTATTAATAGCCCCAGAGTAAGGATTAAGGACTTGGTCTTCTGTTTCAGGTCTACGTCTACTTTGAATCCAATTATACAGTATAGGAGATAAACCAGACAGACTGCCAAAGTTAGATGAAGACTTACTAGGTGTTTTAATCTCATCTGGTGTTAATGTGGGATTAAAATCTTCAATATTTAGCAACGGAGCGTAAATAGGATCAGATGCTAAAGATGGATTGAAATCTTCAATATCCAGTAAAGGAGCTTGATTAAGAGAGTTAGTGGCTTTAGCAGACTTACTTGCTGGGGTATGTTTCCTAACAGATTTAACCTTTGTTATAGGTGCTGCATCAGGAAATGGTACTTCAGGCAAATCGTATATAGGTTCATTTACACCTACAGGAATTGTTTCACCAGTAATAGCATCAACACTATTATCTACTGGATCATTATTATATACATAAGTTCTACCAGGTGCTGGACCAGATTTAGGTACAAGGTTTTCTGTCCAATTAATCCCATTCAAGTAATTCATTACTGGAGCATCCCAATTAGAGTTCTTAGTTGCGCCTAAACCAGCTTTATTACCTGTGTTATTAAAAGCATTTGTAAGAGCACTATTAACTGCTGTACCTTGTACTGGAGAGGTTAAAAAATTAGCAATAGATTTGCCTAATCGTCTAGTCCAATCACCTTTACCATCTGCATATGCAGGTATTCCTTTTACTTTAGGCTTAATACCTTTCTTAGCTTTAACTGCTTCTTGCTCTGTAAGCAATTGTTCATACATTGCATTTGCATTTCTTTTATTTAACATATCGGTATTCTTAGCAAATATGTCATTACCTTTACTCTTTTTCGTCATTTTAGTAAGTTTTTCACCTTCTTGTGCAAATGTTCTATTTGTACCAGGTCTTTTGATCTTATCAGATAAGACAGATTCAAGATTAGAAGCATCTATTAAATGATTATCTGTACCTGGTTTACTATTAGGTACTTGTGCAATATTACCAAAGTCATCTCTTATTACTTCATTATTATCCACATAAGCTAAATCTGGTAATATACCACCATTTTCAAAAGTGTAAGCTAAAGAGTTATCATTCCAATATTCTTGTTCAAGTGTGGCTGCATTACCTTTCCCCATTGCTACTTCTTTAGCATTTGCTTTAATACGTTTTTGCTTATTAATTGCATTCTTTCTAAAGATACTTGATACAAGGTTTCCAACACCACCTACAGCTCCACCTATAGCTGTACCAATACCAGGAAGGATAGCAGAGCCTACAGAAGCACCTTTGGCAGCACCCCCTAGAGTACTGCCAACAATATCTGCACCAGATCCTTCTTCTGTAAAGCCTTGTAAACCAGCTCCCAATATAGAAGCAATTTCTAAACCTTGATCTATACCAAAAGCGTAAGCTGGAACTTTCTTTTTATTTATTTTCTTTTTCATATTATATCAATGAATATCTGTATGCTGTACTAATATAAGGAACTTTAAATGTATTACCACCATTGCAATCATATTTGTAATGACAGATTAAATATTTCCCTTTCATTCTATCTCTATAAGATTTGTTTACTAACTCTTCAGCCTCATTTAATTCTCTACTACTACGAGGAATACAGAATTTATAAGTATCCTCTCTATAATCTATATCATCCTGAGTAAGAGTAAAACTAGTTTGTCTTTTAGTTTCAAAGTAGATGTTATCAAAGTTAGTATCGTAAGTAAAGTCACCGCCATATTCAACATTATCAAATGTTTTAGTTTGAGGGTACTTATCATTTACTATAAATCTAACATAAGATATTTTATCTTTGCCAGTAAACATATCTAATTCGTTACCTGAATTATACTTATATACAGCTAAATTCTTATATATCATTAATTTATCTGTAAATTCAGCATACCAATCAGGTCTATAAGTATAGAATGAAGTAAAAGCTCCAACTTGTTCATTAAATACTAAAGTCTTATCTTCTAGAGTAAGAAGAACTTCATTATATTTTTTATCATATACAGATATAGGATCATTTGTAATTATATCCTTATTATCGTGTAAATAAGATTGTACACCTTTTAATTTAGATACAGTACGTAATTGATTATCAAAACCACATATTTCATTTCTATCGGCATCATACCAATATACTGTACTATCTGATTGTGTTGCAGTTCTTAATTGATTCTCTTTAGAACCATTCTTAGTAGTAAAGTAATCAAACCTAGTTAATACACCTCCTGTACCTAACGTAAGTGCACCTGCATTATTATCTTGGATAAGAGAACGTTCATTTACGGCAAGTGTGCCAAAAGCGTCAGTTTGCCAGAACAACAAGTTATTCTTAAATAACTTTAAATTATTTATAGAACCAAATCTGGTATCAACATCTAAGTAATTAGCAACTCTAAATTTAGTCCACGAATCAGTTACTTCCAAGTTAGTCTTAGGTTCTGAGTTCATTACTCTAGTATCTGTATGTAAATTATCTATACTATAGATTGATTTACTAACATAGTTTTTAGCTCTAGGTTGAGCAGAATAAGCATCATTATAAGCATATAATGGCGTATTCTGAACATATATAGAACCTACTTGTACAATATCATTCTCTACAAAATGGTTTGCATAGCCTGTACCAGATTCATAAGTTTTAGCTGTACCTACAGTATCAGTTCTCAATGAAAGATTAATAGAAGACTCTAATGGTATATAAGCACCATTATATGCTCTAATTCTTTCATTATCCGGTTGTTCATAGTTATCACTAGCGTTATGATATGCAAACATACAGTTAGCATAATCTAATACCCCAACGTACGTATCACCACCGAATACATTTACTTTAGTATTACTATTGTCTTTTGCATTGACATAAGACCCAGTACTTATATATACAGAGTTCTGTCTTGTAGCATAACTATTGCCACCATAAGGTGTTACAGATTGTCTTAAATTAGCAATGAGAATTGCATTAGCACTTTCTGGTCCGGCAGCTAATTCTGGTACTTCACCAACCATAGTATTACGAGAAGTCATATCTGTACTCTGGAATATTGCACATACCCCATGAGGTCCAACCTTCCTAACATTATTATCATCATAATCACTAGCCTTAGATGTATCTCCGTATACCCAGTTATAGTATACCATGCTACCTACATTGGTAGCTTTAGTTCTCCATGCATCGTCATCTAAGTCAAAGGGATCTGTATTAGTAGCAATTGTAATGTCTTGAATTGATGCTGAATTGTATCCACCTGTAGTAACTTTATTGTAATACTTAGCTAAAGTGGCATCATACCATGATTCTGCACCCATATAAATTGCATTATTTGCAGTAGATTGTTTTATAGAATCACCTATAGCTGTAACTGAAGTATAAGCCCAACCACTATTCTTAGCCCAACTAGTAGAAGTATTTGAGGTTATATTCTTTAAATCATGTTTTGAAGCTTTTGCTCCAACCAATACTTTGACTTTATCACCATTGGGTACAACCTTATCATTCGCAGGAGTACCATTACCCATAGATTCATCGGGAGATATTGAAGATTTTAGTCTGTATATACCTTTAATCTCTGTAGCTCTTCCTGTTACTTCAGATGCATTTGTCCTATTAACACATATTTCTGGTGATATAAATAAGAAATATTCATTAGCATTCTGACTACTAAAGTCAAAAGCATGTGCATATTTATTATTTTGTGATACCATCCCATGAGAAGTAGAATAAGTAAGATATGGAAAAGCAGTTAATTGATTTGTATTATCATAATTACAAACACAACTAACAGCTCCTTGCATCAATATTGTTCTATCTGAAATAGTTCTTTCACATCTTACAATCTCATAACCAGTAATCTTCTTACTTTGGATTAAATCACTTGGTATATTAACTGTGAATTGTACACCTAATGGGTGTGTAACTACTTCTAGACTATTAGTAGTACTACCACCAATATCTACTCGCATACCTGAAGTAAAGATGTTATAACCAGGTGCACTAGCTTTAGGCATTCTAATATCAGCAATCCAATGAGCTGAAGATGCTACATTCTCTTCATTATAGAATACAATAGCAAAACGATATATTTCATCTCTCATATAACCCCTTGCCATTGATTCTACTTCACTATTACTATAGTTTAATACTTTAGCAGTAGCATCAGCAAAAGATAAAGACCCTGCATCTGACCAGGAACCATCTTCCTCAATGTTATATAAATCTAGAGTAGATGTAGAGCGTGCTTTAGAGTTTAATGAGAAAGAATCTTCAGCATAACCTGTCCTAGATGTAGGGGCATCACTTTCAATTAGATTTGTTTTTATAAACCTATATGAAATATTTTTACCTATACCGCCATATACATACTTACCTGTAGCATCTGGAGCATATAAATACTGACTATTATCATCATAGTTTGCAGGACAAATACAGTCGTGATTAGTTGGTATATCTTTAGTACTTATTTCTGAAGTAGAAAATGTTATAGAATCCTGTCCAGATGTAGAAGTTAATAATATTTGACCATTCTTATTGCATCTATATGCTCTAGCATCAAATTCATCATCACTAATATCCCAAGTCTGTTCAGTGATATTAGCAGCAAATAACATGTTATCTTTAGATTCTATTACTTTGGGAGTAAATATATAAGTACTTAAACCATTGAATTCTTCCAGAGTAAGTTCATCAATAACTGAACCACCTTTATCTTCATAAACTAGAGTGTTATTCGAAATACTTATTTCATCTATCACTGTGATAACAGGTTCTGCAGTATTACTAGAGTAATATATAGAAATTATTCTAGCTCTACTAAAAGAGTTAGTATCAACAGTAGTCTGTAGTTTAATGGACCTATTAGTAGTTTCTTCTTTAGAACTACCATATATATCTTGGCTGTTAGTATTTTCTAAACTTCTAGATACTGTAATAATTGGAGATAAAACAGATATAGACGTTTCAGATGTTCTGGGATTAAATAGTTGATAGCAATATTGATACTTACCGGCTTTCAATCCACCTGTACCTAAACCTTTAAAGAATAAAGGTGGTAATTGACTCTTTGGTGATATATTTAAAGAGTCTACATTAAGATTAGGATGAGTTGTGGCTACATTTAATACTCTAATCTGATGTACCCCATCACACCAGTATATCTTAACTAAATCATCAGATTCCCATTTACAAACACTACTAACCGCATAATGACCATCTATAATAGGAATATCCAATGTCACATTAGACGCTACTGTAGTTACTATAGGTTCAGTTTCAGATGCACCAAAATCATATCTATAAATATTGAAGTTACTACCTTTCTTAGTAAACACAATTGCCCAATCCCTAATTGTATTTGTATGGACTATTGTTTCACCATTCAATGTCAATGTAGGATTGAGCTTACGCACACCTTCAATATTCTGCATTACTCCAGTAGAACTATTATCATTGGCAATAATACGTATATTTTCTGCCCACTGATATTGTCCTGAATCTATAACTGAATAGTCTAGATCACAGTTCATTCCTTTCTGGAAAGTATTTGTTTGTCTTTGTGCATTCATTATCTATTAGCATTATAAATATGTTGTATTGAACCAGTATGACTATAGAAGGAACTATGATCATTATACTCTGGATAGATCTTATTCCATGTATGTTTAATAGACTCCATCTCATCTTCATTAGGAAGCATTGCTTCTGCATATGCCTGTTTACAGTAGTAGTTCCAGGAGTTTCTCATATTTGCATACATACGTTCGTTCCATTCTCCTCTTATATATTTCTGAAAAGCAATCTTCTGAGTAATATACCAATATATTGCTTCCAAGTAAGAGATATTATCTGGTACCATAGGATAGCCATCCTCATCAGTAATAATAGCACTGTAAGACAGCTTTAAATAACCACAAGGAACATTCGTCATAATGTAACCAGGTTTAATACTGTATTGTAAATCCCAGTTAGGATTAACGCTAGTATTACCTCTAATATAGTCAATATTAACAGTATGAGTATTTATAAGATTACGTAAGATAGTCTTCATATTCTCATTGGTATTTAGCATTTCTAATGCTTCTGTTTTATCTATATTACCGTATAAGTCTACTACTAAATCTACTAATACTTCATCTTTAACTAGCATTTCGGGTTTATCACAGCATTTCTTGCAGTCTTCACAACCCCAAGCAGCAAATGAACCTGTGGCTTTCCTCATAGGAAACCAAGGTCCATCACAATTAAAAGAGTATGCTACTTGATGTAATTTATGAAGATTACAAGGTAATTGAGCTTGGTGACAATCAATCTTTATAATTGGCGCACCATTCACACCAGATACAACTCGCTCAAATTGCTGTACTGCACCAATTTTTTCCATAGCTTCCCCTACCCATTCTACCATATCTGATATTAGAATATCATCTTCTTGCAATCCCAGGTCTGCTATTACTTTAGCTATTGCAGTTTTAACTGATGTTAATTTTGTTATCATAATCTTAATTTTTATATTTCCATTTAAAACCAAACGCGGTTTTATATTTACCATTGCAACACAAACTAATAGAAGAATAAGTAGATTTGCTAAACTGTATTGCTGCTTCTTTTGTTGAAGCGTATTCTGCAATTATTTCTTCTGTAACAGGGTCTATTTGATAAACTGCTTTTTTATTATTCTTATAACGATCTGCCAAACAGGACTTTATCTTATTTGGATAATTGTCTGTTTTGTATCTCCATATATATCCTTTTGCCTCTTTTCTATTTCCCCTGCAACATCCACTTATACTTTTATGATAACGCTCATTCCCAAATACTAATAACGCAGCTTCTTTTTGAGAACTATACTCTGCAATAAAATTGCCATCTTTAGTGTACTGTAGTACGGGTTTCTTTTTTACTTCCGTAGCTTTATGTATCCCTAATTTAACAATTTCTTTAGGTATATTCATTTTGCCTTTCATACGTTCTCTACACCTTGCTCTAAACTCTTCGTTGGGTTTCCAACCCAAGTTGCTTCCAGCAGTTGGGGAATTATTATATTCCGGTTTTAAATCCAAATATTTTTGTTCTAAAAACAATATTGTGTCTTTTATAGGTTCACAAGTTTCAAGAATTTTAAATACAAAATGTTTTTCACCATATTTATTCCAAGCAGCTTGCAAGTGTTTGTTTGGATGAACACTTAAATTTAGCATTCGCTTATGATCTCGCCATCGTCTGTATATATTTATAGAACTACCAATATATCTTTTGTTGTTTAGTGTATTTCTAATCTCATATACTCCAGATAATTTATGTGTGTTTTTATTAATTCCCTTCAACATAATCCCTTACACGATTTTTCAATATTTGAGCCAAATGTCTCTTGTTATCTCTTGTCATTATCAATTGATACATTGTCTTATTCTTCGTAAGCATATTATGTTTGTTCCAATAAAAACGATATTTATATCCCCCAGTATGGTCGTTAAGATGATAAATTACTTTATTGTATTTTTTGCTTTCTGCATAATCTATCCTGAGACTCCTACCACTATATTCTTTTGGTTTATGTTTTACTATACTTAAGGTACCTAGTCTACATGGTAACTTTATCTCTTTACCATTCTCTATTAATTCATCTCTTAAGTATTTAAAGTAATCATTTATTATATCTCTAAATACTCTATATTCTACTTGATATAATGGGTTATCACCAACATAATCAATATAAGATTTGTAGAAGTCTTTGCCAGTATAAGATTTAGTTTCTTGCATTTAGTTCATTATTAACGTCGTTAGTACTATTATTCGTGGTGTCAGTAGGTACTGATAACATAAAATTTAACTCTTTGCTAAAGATTAAATTCTTTAATGTAGGTATTTTGTCAGCAGGCATTGGATAAGCTGAATCGTAATCATAACAATCTTCAGCTTTTGTAGGATCTTCTAATATACCATCTATTTCTACATATTCTAAAAAACCAGGACCACTTAGGTATAAGTGGTTATTCTTTATGTAAGCAATATAATCATTACATGTATATTTTCTGCTAGTCTGATATTTAGCTTTGGTTTCTGTACCAACCTGTATTAAGTTGCCATACATATCTTTCACAGCAACTAAACCAGAACCAAAGTGTAAATCTATGAATTTAGGTAATTCTTCATCAGAAATATAATTAAAACCATTAGGTACTCCACATCTACTTACTTTGGATATATGCAAAGGTCCAATAGTTTGTATATACTCTGGATTTATATCTCTACCCTTATCTAGATCCTGTTTAATTAAATATGCTCTATATTGATGTATCCACTGCTCTATTTGTATACGTGATAAGTTCTCAGATTCACTGACATTATTATCACGTACAATGAGCAAAATATCATCAATTATTGTATTTAATGAATTAAATGTCATAGTCTTTAGTATTTGTACTCCATTCATCAGAAGTGATTAAACTATTGAATTCTGTTGATGTTGCATCGTATGTTGGAAACGGATAAACTATATCACTATTATCATCTTCTTCCAAAGTCATCATAGGCGGAAATAAAACATCATAATGCTCAATATGAAGTAATACTTCGGTTTCATCTATGTTCATCCTTGGATTATCTATTCCTAGTTGTTTTTTTGCTTCTTCTGGAATAGAATCAAATAATTCTTTTGGTATTATTATAAACTTCATATTATTTTGATTTTAGGGTTTGTAAATAGTTATATGCTTTGATACAGTCGTCTTTTGAAAATACCTTATTCATATATAAAGCCATATTTTTAAAAATCATATGACAAAACTCCGTACGGCCTTGTCCTCCGATATTTACTCCAGATGTTCCTTTATTTCCATCACCGTATAATAAATCAACTTCATTCCAATTTTCATCATAAGCCTTACCTTTAGACGTTATAGCTTTAAATGTCATATAGTCAGTGATATTTTTCTTGTTTTCAAAAGTTGAATTTATCATTACAGTAGCACCTCTATTGTATCTATTTTGTATATATAAATGAGACGAACTATTTATACCAGCCACAGTATCATCCTTTTGAATGAATTTCCATTCACCTATAAATGTGAAATCTGCTTCGTAAATGATAGTATTAGAAGATGCTATATCATCCACCCCATCAGTAACTAGATAGCCAGCATATTCCCCTTCTTCATTGTACCCGCTCCCTTCTGCAAAACCAAAATTAGACAGTACAAGATCATTACCATTGCCCGTAATGTTGGCAATAGTAGCACGATCTTCGTCCTCGTTGGTTTTGCCGGTGACTGTCCATGCCTGGTCGGGGAAGAGCCAGGGATAGGTTTTAACGAAGTAGTCTTTGATCTTGGTCAGTTCTTCTTCGGTGGCATCGTGATCGAGAAATACAAGTTCCCAGATAGCGACATTAGAACAATTTCCAATGATGTTATTTAATTTTCCAACAAAAAGCGAGTTTGTCCCTTTAAAAGAACCTGTTGTTATAGGTACTCCTTTATAACTTTTAGATGTTTGATAGGTAAAATTATTTGGCAAATCCATCTCTATATTAACATTTCCGAAAGATACAGGTCTATTAACAAACTTATTAGTTGCATTATTACTGTTGTATTCTAAAACGAAAGCACCATCATTGAACCAATTCTTTACATTAGATACTAATCCAGAGATTCCTTCACCCATTGAAATCCACTGTCTCAACGCTACAACCGTATATCCCTTTTCCTTAGTCAGAATAGGGAAGTTATCACAGGTACCGTAATCGTCTACTCCGTCAAAGACGAGTGCGCCGGGGTAAATATCACTAATACCCGATCCTTCCTTCCAAGCGAAATTCTTCATTTGCAAATCATGCCCATTACCTGTCTTATCTACCCATACAGGATTGGCAGCCATCTGCTCATTAGTAAGACCTAATGCTGAATATCTTGCAGTTATACCAGGAATAGATGGGAAATCGTCATCATCGCCTTCTGAAGTAGGGGTATAAAGACCATATTTACGTTGAGCTTGTTCTTCCATTAATTTCCTGTATTGTTCATACCAAGACTTATAATCTAATACAGGACCCGCAACACTTATAAGCTTATCTGTATCTTCTACATGTGTTTCATAATGTTTCTTCATACTTATAAGTTATTTATTGTTATTGTTATTTGTTCTTTATTATCCATCGCCTTCTGAAGTAGGGGTATAAGCTTATTATAAGCTACAGTAGAATTAGATATCCAATCTTCTTTCATACCATCCCAAGTACCTACTAGTATACATCCTTCAGTATCAGCTGTTTTATTACCCGTATGGATACGTATACCTAAGAAGTGAGGTACATTAAGTATCTCAGGCATAATACGCTTAAAACGGCTAGAATAGCTTAATTTCACCTCATACGTACCAGCAGGTACAGCAGTATCCCCATACACCTTTTCCTTGCATTTACATGCAATTCCTTTAGGCGTATTAGGACATACTTCAGGTAATGGTCTTACTGGATCTTCAAGTGTATCCGATATATACGCACCATCTACATATAACTCCCCAATAGTATATTCATTAGTGCGAAATATTCTATCTAATCTGAGTTCCATTACGCAGCAGGTGTTTCTAATGCAGCAACTCTCTCTTCTAAAGCACTTACTTTAAGAGTTAATGCAGTAATCAATTCCCTTACTTCACTATCGTTGTAATTTGATAAACCTGCAAGCTTGGTCTTTTCTTCTGTAGTATAATCATTAGTGGATAATCCTTTACCAGTTTGTCTATCTACTTTACCTGCAATAAGTTCTGCATGTGTATTAATAACATCAATTAATTCAGGTAAGCTATCCATAATTTCAGGAGCATCTCCAATTAAAGCATCAATCTTAACTTCAATTTCATTTTCACGGCTAGTAGCTCTGTTTACTTCAGAAGTAAGATCACTTCTTAGATCTTTAATATCTGATGTAGCCTGATTATTAACATATTTCCATTCCTTACCATCAAAGTACTTTAAGTCACCGCCATTTGGATTAGATGCTAAATCAGCCCAATATTTAACTGATGCTGGATTTGGAGCAATTGTACTTGCTAATATATCGTATTTATTATTGTATGTACTCATATAATATTAAAATAAAAAAGGTTGACTAAATAGCCAACCTTTGTGTTTTAGATTTCAATTTGTTTCTCCTCAGATGAGGGGGTTTCTATTTTAACCTCTGGACGAACAGTAGTTACATTTTGTAAAAGTTGCTTAAGCTCTTTCACTTCAGCTTTTAATTCATCAAGTTCTTTGAAATCTTTTGTCACATTGGTTGTTATGTCCGGAGTTGTATTAAGTAATTTTAAGATGTCTTCACATCTCCTCATCTCTTCATCGTATTTTAATACGCTTTCCTTTTTAACTTTGCAGTCATTATAGGATTGCTTAACCATATCTACAATTTGAGTTTTATCTGTAGCTATAGTAAGTCCGATGGTAGAATCGGTCATCATTGTTTTATCTTCAGATACTGACAGTTTCTTCTGCTCACCGTCACAAGAGATAATTAAATCTACAAGCTTACGTCTATTCTGCATAGGCATTGGGAATTGACCTGGTGGCAATGGTTCATCGTAGGGTTTTGATACACTTACTACTTTACCTAAACTGTATGTAGTACTCTTTTTAAAAGTACCTGTAATCTCGAGTACGTGTATATTTGTACCCGGCGTTAACTGTGAGAATGTCATATCTTTAAGTTTAAAAAGATATGGGCAGGTATTACTCGCTGCCCATATACTTTAAGTTAATATATATTAGGCAGCTGGAGCTGCAGCCACAGTGTAATGATTCATAACCTGAATAACATTATCGCATTTATTGTAATAAACCCAATATCTGTTACCAGCAGAGATTTCAGAACCAACTAATGGTGTGCTATCTCCTTTTACTACAGGTATATTGTTGTTATTTGAAGCAGTGCTTACTGAACCAGTAGTAGATACAAACACAGGAAGTGTTGCACTAGCAGTGGCAGGAGTATGTCTAACCTCTAATACAAACACACCTTCTCTAGGAAGTCTACACCACACTTTAGGACAGATACCCAGAACTGTAGATTCTGTTGAATCGCTTACGCTTATTGTATTGATTTTCGGTATTACTTGGTCTAAAATACGAACGGTATTGTTACGTCCAAAGTAAGGATTAAACATGAAAGGAAACATAATAACCTCCTTTCTTATTAAGCGCAACAGCTATCACCGTAGCCATATCCATAACCGTAACCTGTAAATCCACCATTACATCCGTACGGATTACATGTCAGGTATGCAGGAACTGGACAAGGTTTAATCTGATTTACAATATTCTGAGTCTGCTGTTGAGTAATGGCAGAAGTCTGCAATGCATTCTTTTCATCACGCAGAGCATCAATCTTATTCTGCATTTCTCTCATTTCTAACTGACAGAATTTATCATTGATAATCTGAGTCTGTGCGTCAATCTTAGAACCTAAGATATTGAATCTTGTAGCGTTTTCACTAGACAAGTTGTTAAATCCTGAAGTAATAGCATTCTGCAATGTATTAGTCTGTTGACAGATAGATAATCTGTTATCAGCATTCATTTGAGTTAAATTCAGATTAACTGAATCAATAGAACGCTGAGTTGTGCAGCAGCAGTCACTAATAGCTTTGATTACATTGCAATCACCAGCATTAACAGCATTGATTACTCTTTCTGCAGAGAAACCTACTTCACCACCAACTTTACCAATTGCATTCTGAATAGAACACAATGCTGTGTCAATTGATTTAACGTCACAATTCAAGTTGGTAGATAAGGTATTGATTGCATCCTTGTTACCGTTGATAGCCTGCATTAACAAATCAGTGTTGTTGTTCTGGTTACCCATAGCAGCTAAACGAGCGAAGTCAGAGTTGGTTTCAGCCTGGTTGCCACGACCGAAGCCGTTGCCACCCCATCCGCCCCACATCCAGAAGAGCACGATGATGAAAATCCACCACCAACCACCATTGCCACCGAACATACCATTACCGTTGTTCATCATAGCCATCAAAGCAGCAGGATCAAAACCTTTATTAGCATTTTGCATCAAAGCAGCGATACCGGGGTCAATACCACCACGGTCTACAATTATTCTTTCGTTTTCTAACATAATGATTTATTTTTTAATTGATTTAAATTACTTGATTGTTTGATAATTAGAAATATCTAATAGATGTGTTTCTAGCGTCTCTACTCTGAGTTTTGCTATGCATATCTTTTTCACGTGCTTCACGCTCCATTTTCATGCGTCGCATTTCCACATCAGAGTAATCATCATATTCATATCCACGAGAACGTAGTTCATAAGGACGATCGTGTTTATGATAATATTTATCATAGTCCAAATATTCTGGTTCTCTATAACGATTCAAAGAATAATTACCTTTACGATATTCGTGTTCATAAGCTTTATAATCATTCTCTTCGTCATCACACATGATATAAACGTAATAATGCCACATCTTACCTTCTGAAATGTCTTTGTCACAAATCCAAGCTTTGGTAAGTTCTGCAAAATGTTTTGTGTTATTGCTGCCAGTCATTGCTACAACAGCTTTATAAAAATCTGAATAGATCATATTCATAGCAACATACCAATCCCATTTGTTATGTTTCTCTGATCTTAAGTTTATGCCCATTTGATTGGCAACGGACGTTGTCTCTTCAACTGTCCAATGAGGGCCTTTAGTGCCATCCTCATTTTCCATGCCTTCTACTGCGTATCTGGCATGTTCCTCATCAAAGTGAGGACCATTTATAGCTTCATATACATTAGCACAGAGTTCTGATTTAAGTATCTGGAAGCCCTTCTCTAACAAACTACCTTCATGCTTTTCTAAAGCTTTACCAAGCTTATCAATAGCCTCAGTAGGAGAAGGATGGTGTTTGATTTGATCTAAAATTTTATTTAAATGCATAGTTTCAATTTGTTTATTGATTAATACTAAATTGAAATGTTTTGCAATTATTTTGAAATAGTTATAACCCTTGTTTCAATCGTCTTGATTAAAGGGTTTGTGTTAATTATCTGATAGTCCCTTATTAAATCTTTTTTAAAATTTAGTGTGAACAAACGTCTAAAGAAACCTTTTTTACGCCATACTTTACGTTCACTTATATATAAATCTTGACGATTTCTAATGTCTAGTATATGTGTTAATATACTATCCTTTCTCTCTATTTTGATTGTAGTCAATTGATTTGGTTTTAGTTCTACTAAAAAGTCAGGATTAGGATCCTTTATTTTATGTAGTATAGTATCTTTAATTACTGTTTCAGTAGAAGATACTGTATTTAGCTCTTTATCTTTTAATTTAAGCTCTTTAGCTTGTTTCTTTACTACTTGTACTAAACTGTCATTAGATTCTTTAAAATCGTCTATAGTAAGCATTAAGACTTTATTATTATCCTCAGCGTTGCTGAGTTTACCTTCATAATAATGTAAAGTATGTTTAGTTTCTGCTAATCTATTATCTAAGTAATCTACTTTATTACTAAGCCTATAATTATTTAAACCTAAGAAGACAGTAAGTGCAACAAAACCTATTTTAATATATCTCAACACATTCACTATTTTATTTTTTTAACCAGTTGCTTAACTTTTGGCAAGTCTTCCTTATCTATGGTTATATCAAGATACTTTTCACCTTTACTCTTTATTACTTTACTTAGGATTCTCCAAGGACCATCCGGGTATAATGTATTTAAGTTTTCAACTATAGACCATAACTCAACTCCAGCAATAAGCCCTGCAAAAAGCTCTGATAAGTGAGCATTGAATGATATTAATATATCAGCATCAATTCGTGATGCAAACCATACAATAGCACAAGACCAACCAAATTTCCGTAATGTTTTCCAAAAACGTCTAGATTCACATTTCCTGTTCTTTTTGATTGATACTTTACAACCAAGTATAGCATCAGTAATGATAAGTAATCCTAGTAATAGTAATACAAAAACGATAGGTGTAAAAGTGCCCATCAACCAATTTAGTAGGCTGACACCAACACAAGCAATAAACTTTGTTATACCTTCACCGGTTAAATCTTTAAAATAGTTCATTGTAGAAACACCTTGGCTTACTAAAAAATAATTATGTAATTTATCTAACATGATGTAAGATTTGAGATATATTGAAATAGAAAACGCTAACTAAATTATGAAAATCTAGCTAGCGTTGTGTTATCTTTTGATAGTACTTTTAAAACGTTAAATAACTATAAAAGTTGCTTAGAGTAATAATCACTATTACATACCTAATAGCGGTTATTTTCTTATTGATTAGATAAATCAAATATTGGTAAAAAGTATATAGTATCTTCTTGAGAAGACGTATAATGAGTCATATTCTGTAATATTTCTTCTGTAGTATTTGCATTTACGTAACCAAGTAACTCTATTATCCAAAACTCTTCATAACTTGCTCTAGTAGAAGTCCAAAATGGGGAATACCTTTCGTGACCAACTTCTACCATAGCTATATCAAGATCTTCTCCAAATTTCTGTAATATTGCAGCTTCTCCAAAACTAAGTACATGTGGAAACAGATCCTTATTGCTTGGAGTTGTTAATTTTAAATTCATAGCAATTTCCTGAAAACTCGGACTATTTGCAAACGCATATGTACAATTTTGGAATCCGTTTAAATCTTTTAATGCATCTGTATCAGAGGAAGCTATAGGCATATCTGTTCCAAAATCATATAAGCGTAAGGAATACTGATCCATGTTTTTATAATCTAATAATAGTTTCTTATCACCATAGATAATAGCAATTCCCAGATTATCTGGTTTATTGACATTTTTCCATTGATCTACAGTAACAAAACTCCAATCATTTAGCATTATATATACCCCATCCTCCTGTTCTTTAGACCATACTTTAGTATTACCTAAGTACATAGCTTTTACTTTGGTAGTACCTATATATGCATTTTTAATATCTTTATTAGTCATAGTTAACCGGTTATTATATAAAGTGTAGTATTTTTCTTCTCGGCAAGTTTATCGTAAGCGGATTGAGATAACGATGTTATTTCAGATACTCCGCTACCACCGGTTACAGGTATTCCTGTGTTATTTTTATAGGTAAGTTTATAATTATAACTTGCATCTTTTATCTCTAATGTTATGCCTCCTACATTGGCATTAGCCATTATTGCATAATAGTAATCATAAAATGTAGAATAAGAAATTATGCTGATAGTATTAAACTCATCGAATACTAAATATGCACCAAGTATGGGTGCTTCTGTACCAGTTGATGTAAACTCAGATGGAGTCATCTTATCATAACTGATATTCCACATATTGTCATTATTAGGAGTTATCTTACCATCAAAAGCAGATATAATATTATTGTATTCCTGTACTGTAACTGTAGTTTTACTCTTATCAGTAAACTTAATAGCATTAATAGCATCAAGAATATTGTTCTGCGTTTCTTGTGGTAATACTACGCTACTAGTTGGTATTGCTTTGTATTGACCGTTGTCGGAGAGGTATTTTGTGCCAGTATCAGCATTCTTAAGAGTCAAATAGTTTGAACTTTTTGTGTATGTTTTGTCTACATTGATTGTGATAGACATTCCACCTACCGTCATTCCAGAAGAAGCGAACTCAGTTGTACTCACCGCTATGTTATAGACTCCTTCATTTCTTTCGATCACCATAGGAGCATATGAACCATAAATCTGTACTAAAGAAACTTTGTTCTCCCACGCATCAACTACCTTTTGATAATCTTCATCTGATAATGTACCGCTTTCATTTGGGAATAAAGTCATCAAGTCAAGATACTGGTTGCTAGCTATAATCTCTGACCATTGCTTATTTTTCCTACCATATGTTTTACCATCTGAAGGCGCATCAGGAAATTCTTCTACACCGTAATTGGGTAGTTTTACCCACTCTCCATCTTTCTTTACTTTTATTGCACCCATATTATTCTATAAATATTTGTTTACCAAATGCTTTAGCTTCTTTTCTCACTTGTTCAAATGCTTCCCATTCCATTAATCTTTCTTGAGATTTAGGATCATCAGGATTAACTGAAGCAGTAATCATATTAGATTTTAATGCATCTTCTTCATCTTTAGAATACACTTCTCTAATTCTATTAGTTACAAATAAACCATAATTAGGTTTTTCATAATACACTTCTTCATTGTATACATAATGAACTGTATCATCATCTGTCATACCGTCTTCTCTTTGTTTAGTATCATCTATTTGAACATCCCATCTTACTGCCCATTCATTTAAACCTAAGTATTCAACAGAAATAGGGATGCTATTACTATGTGCAATTCTTGTCATAACCTAATAATAAAATTTTAAGTTCTTTTATACTATTTGTTCCTGTAAATCTCTTCCATAAATTAAAACAGTTACCATATTTACACCATCCCCAGTAAGAAGCTAAGGATCTAAATTTCTTATTAAGATTAACATATCTGGTTTTCCTATAGAACTTTTTTTTCATATCTTTTCTTAATTTCATATGACTATGTTTAAAAACATAGCCTAAGAAATCAACTCCTCTATCATCTACCGGATATATCTGCCAATCATGTTTTACTTCTAATTCAAGATATGAAGTCATATACTCCTTTATCTTTTGCAATGCCTGATGTAACTCTTTCTTATTAGAAGAAAATAGAACTATATCATCACAATATCTGAAATAATGTTTAATTTTTAATTTCTGCTTTACCCATCTATCAAACCATGTTAAATAAAGATTAGCAGCAAACTGTGATATATAATTACCAATAGGTAATCCTTTATCTGTAGAATAAATTATCTCAGATATTAAATTCAGAAACCTCTTATCTTTGAATACTCTACTAAATAGATCCATCATAATCTTTTGATTCACAGAAGGAAAGAATTTCTTTACATCCAGTTTCAAACAATATTTAGTATTCTTTGGATCTGTTTTTAATGCGTGTTTCAATCTTTTTACTGCTAAGTGAATACCTCTGCCTTTAATACAACTGTAAGTATCTGAAGTAAACCGCTTAACTAAATAAGGTTCTATAACATTCATTATAGCGTGATGAGCTATACGGTCTGGAAAATAAGGTAACCTATATATTTCTCTTTCTTTATGACCTCTATCAGCAATAATAGTATAGATATCATATTCAGAAGTTTTATACGTACCTTCGATAAACATTCTTTGTAGTTTCAATAAATTCTCATGCGAATGTTTATCAAATTTAGCAATACCATAACGTTTGCTTTTATTAAGTCTTGCTTTTTTATCTGCTAGAACAAGATTGTTAAAATCGATAATTCTATTGAAAATATTACCAATGCGTTTCATTAGCTATTTTGGTGTTAGGACCCGTTCATCCAATACTACTAGGGTCCCTTCAAAGCACCTGTTATTTTTCACCAAGGGGTGAGGCTGATCTAATTTATACAATAAAAACTTCCAAAATTTCACTGTGAACTGATATTCGAATTCGAATTCGATGAATCATTATTAGCATTCGAATAGAAGACTCTGCAATTAGACTCATTGTCTGAATTACCTGACTTACTTTTTAATACATCTTCATCTAATCAAACCATTCTTTTAGATCCCGCCTTTGTTAATACTCTAGTTTTATAGGTTTATCCATTAAACCCAGGCTCTAACGCCAAAAATTCTTCTTTTGTTTTAACTACTATATTTCCATAAAAGCCCAACCGCGAACCGAAAGCCGAATACGAACCCGACGAAACATAATGAGCAGACGAAAAGAAGACCCCGCAATAAGACCCACCGTCCGAAAAACCCGACCGCAGCAGAATCCTATTACCCGTATTTTGATAGTAATAGTCCGCATAATATGTAGTGTCTGATCCACCGCTAACGTAAGTAGGCATAATATCCGCGTATTCTCCGTGAGCAATACCAGTAATCCAATTACTAGAAGAGGCAGCAGTATTGCTGCCAGAAGAGGCAACAATTTGTCTTACATTTGTATATCCTGCAGATGTTAAACCGGAAAGGTCAGTATTTACCTTAAGACCTCCATCGTACACTATCCATTGTCTATTAATAATATTAATACCTTGTACGAATTCGTATTTACCATAATAACAATCTTCAAGACCTAAGAAATTACTACTTTTACTAGACTTTCCATCCCTGTTACCTAATGACACTGTGGCACCTATCGAACTATCCCAAGAACGTGTACCACCGGAACAAGGTATGCTACTATTATCTGTACTTATATTCGTATTACCATATTTAGCACAGAATAAATTAGCAATAGTTTTATGGGCTCTATAATCAATCAATCCCCAATTTGAACCATTGGTTTGTGCTTGATTGAAAAAGGTTTCTATAGTTTGATTTCCAGTACTAGTCGTATTGGGTCTGCTGGTTAATTTACCGTCAGTATTATATGCTTCAAATACACCAATCAAACATTCTCTTTCTTCTTTATAAGAATCGGTAAGCTTTCTATCAGATATATACAATTTGAATTTACCCATACTCACTAGTTCTGTACGATAATAATATTTAGGGAAATGAACCATGTAATATACATAATGATAAGCACCAGTACGGTTAACAGTAGAACCATCTTCCCATTTATCACTATCCGTAGAATTTAAATAGGCAATAGCAGCAGAACCATCATTCTGAGGTAACGCTAAACATCTTTTAAATTTACTAGTAAGGTTAGTAATGATATCTAAATTACCACCTCTTTCTAGTGTAGTGGTACTTGTGGTTTCGTCAAATTGGACCCACATAGCGTGTGTTTCTTCATTGATCTGTTCCCAATCAAGAGTGACCTCTTTCACATCATCCAAACTACTTATTTGAATAGTTTGAATCTCTGGAGTGATATATCCTGCTACGGATTTAGGTTCAATAGTCCAAGTTTCAGTAGTTGGTAATACAAATGTATTTTCATCAGTATCTCTTGTAACCAAAGTGTAGGAACCTTCCTTTGGTACAGTATTAGAATACACATATACGTCTGCTAAACCGCTAATATCTGTTGCTAATTTTATTTTCAATTTAGCTCCTCGATACATTAATGTTTTTTCTTCAGCTACTCCATTTGCTGTAGAAGTTATAGAATCTGGTGTGACCCATTTCCTAAAATTAGGAGAACTAAAAATAGATACTTCAGTACCCTCAATAGTATATTGAGCACCAGTTGGAATTTTTACAGTATAGGTACGATTACCAGAAAGTGTTTTAGTTACATAACCTGATAACTTTACATCAACCTTATTAGAAAGTAATTCAGGATGATTGCTAGTAACATTAATTGTTACAATTGTGGTATTATAAGTTAATGTTATAATCCTAATATTACCTGCTTCTGCAATAAATGTTTGAGATTGTGGTTTAGCATAATCAGTTACATCACTACAAGTAATGGTATATGTAGTATTTACTGGAATTGTGGCAGTAAGTTCAGTTCCTTCCCATGTAAGTACTTTAGAAGTTTCACCATAAGCTATAGTAATAGTAACACCATTAATGTTAGAATCTGATAACTGATTACTTGCAACAGTTATTTTAACAGTTTCATCTTTAGGTGCTGCTTCTACTTCTACCCATGTTCCATTCTGTCTAGCATACTGTTTACCATCTTTAGGTGCTTCTGTAACTACTAATTCATCAAAAGTATTGTCTGATAAGTCAACCCATATTTCTTGTTCGCCATCAGGTTGTGTACCTTCGCTTATATATACTTCATCAGATATATCTGTTTTTAAAGCATACTCGTTGCCATGTTTACCATCAAGTAAATCGGCATCTAAACCACTACCAACTCCATCCACTGTCTTTACTTTGGATAATACATCTGTAGCGGTATATGCAGAAGAATCTAATTTTGTATTGACTTGAGTAGTAGTAGCATAACCCTTTGCATTTAATTCAGTTTCGGTTACATATTCTTCAGGTACTGAAGTAAGATAATTGCCTTTTGGTTGATAAGTACTAGCTGCATCAGTCTTAGTTAAATACCCACTAAGATCTACTGTTTCGCTTAACTTATCCCAATCTGGAGTAGTTGAAGTAGCTACATAATTAGCTCCTGTATCCTCAAGATTATATACATCACCTATTGTTACATTGTCTTTAGGTAAGGCTTCATAATTAGCTACAGAACCTTTTACCTTATATACTGAACCTATGGCAGTATTAATCTTCTGATCTACTTGTTCCTCAGTAATAATAGTAGGTTTATTAAGTATCTGTGCATCTCCAGATTCAGCATTCCAGTCAGCATTAACATTTACTTCAGCTCCTGCAGCAATACCAGCTAATTTAGTTTTATCTTCATTAGTGTAATCATTTGTACTTAACTGTTTACCAGATACTTTGTCTACTTTGGTATCTAACTTACTGTCTACATAAGTTTTATCAGCTTTACCAGAGATTTGTTCAGTAACATCTACTGCTGCCACAGTATCATCTACATACTTCTTAGTGGCAGGGTGATAATCTGCAGTAGGTGTATATGTACTAGTATTGCTTTTAGATATATATCTACTGTCGTGATTGTGACTAGTAATATCCCCAGTAAGTACAGCTTCTACATTCTGCTTAGTTACAGAAGCATCACTACCTGGGTCTCCTTTCTCTCCTTTTTGACCAGGTTCCCCTTGTGGACCTTGTGGTCCTTGTTCTCCCTGATCGCCTTTTTCTCCTTTGGGACCAACAGGTCCTTGAATACCTGGCTCTCCTTGTTCACCTTGGATACCTTGCAAGCCTCTTTCTCCTTGTAATCCTTGAGGTCCTCTTTCACCAGTGTCTCCTTTTTCTCCTGTATCACCCTTATCTCCTTTAGGTCCAGTTTCACCTTTCTCACCTTTTAAAGAGATTAACCATTCGTCTTCTGTACCTTCAAAGCCATGTTGTACTGCTACTTGATATGCTGATAAACCTTGAATACCTTGTGCACCAGATAAGTCTGATATGAATTTCCATTCAGTATTACCTTTCAAATACAATCTAGAATCCTCTTCATTTTCAACATTACCTGTATCAATCATTACAAATTGTCCTATAGTTACTTCAGGATTATTATAATCATCTTGCATAGCTTGAATCGAAGGATAGGTCTTTACAATAACAAATGCATCACCAACGGCATTAATACCACTATCCTGATAAGTATCATTTACATAGTCATAGATATACCAATTACCATCTACAATCTTTGGTGGATTCTGAAGTACTTCTTTCGAGTCTTTTACGGCTTGTTTGGCATCTTTAACCGCATTAGGTACTTCATTAAGCATTTTGCCAAAGTCTTCTTCAGTACCTGTATATCCATGATCTACAGCATATTCATATGCAGTCTTACCATGTGCAATAGCACCAGTGTCAGCATATTCGTTTAATGCTGGATCAAATATCCACCAATTACCATTTTCTCCAATAATTGGACTTTTACCAGAAGCAGGGATACCCGTATCACGATTATCTATCCACCAGTTACCATTAGAACCAATGAAAGGAGCAACAGCATCTTCACTAGTAGCATCTGTTAGTTTAACCCAAGACTTAATATCAGGATTATATACTTTAATTACTTTTCCTTTTGAATTTGCTCCCAAGTCTATCCAGTACCCAACTTCATTAGAATTGGGTACCATATAGCTTGCAAAGAATTCATAATATACATTATTCTTTATCATGTTATTCTGTAATATACGGGTTAGCTTCTTCTATTTCTAACACAGCTTGTTTCCATTCATTATAAGCTTTAGCTGCTGCCTCATCTTCTCCAAATTCTTTATATTTTATGTATGCCATATATAGTGGATCGCTTTTACTAATATAAGTGTTTTCTCGTATTTTGCGTATTCTTTCATTTTGAGAAGATTTCACTGGCGCTTTCATATAGTATACAGCCATTGGATCATCCACTACTTCATCCATGTATTTGATATAAAAATCTCTTTGATCGTCGTTTAAAAATAAATAACGATCATCTTCTGTAAGTTCTTCTAATGATTTTACTTCTTTACCACTTAAATAAGTTTTAAAAAAATCAGCATCTATTGAACCTACTCCGTTCTTTGTAATATAATATAGTTCCATATCCTAATACGAAAAAAATGCAACATTAAAATAAGTTAAATCGTGAGCATTACCATCAGTATCAAACCAATGGATATCAAAATGATCAGAATATCTAGGACCAATTTGATACGACCCTCTAAAGCCACTAGCTATATTTGTATTTGGATTATCAATAGAACACAATACAACATAATCAGTACTATGTGCACCTGATAATGTAAATCTAAATCTACCTGTGGCAACCCTAGAAGGAGACATTCTAAGTTCCTTAGTAGTAAATAAATATCCAAACGATGCGCTAGACCCAGTCCAGTTACATCTACCTGCACACTTCAATCCGGGTATTGAGAACTTACTAGAATCAATATTTTGAGCAATTAAAGAAGTACAAGTAACATTTCCAGTAAATGTACCATTTGTTGCTACCATACTACCATTATCAAGTACTCTAAAAGGAGCAGAAGTTCTATTACCATGATTTGTACCTGCCCAGATTCTTACAGAGTTTGAAGAAGTTCCCACACCGGTTAGTCCTGCTCTAGAACTCCTAGAGCCATCTCCTACTGTAATAATTCCATCTGCCCATAACTTTAAAGGGGCGTTTTCATTTGTAATTTTTGTGCCTCCAGAAGAAATAGCACCTTTATTTGAACCAGTACCAGCCGCTAAGAATGGAATCATTCCATCTGTAGATGGATAGAAACACACTACATCATTTGTTGATCTAAAATAACTACTAGAAGCGGGACTAAAACGCCAACCACCAATTGTAGCCTCTTCAGCAAATAACAAACCGGTTGCAATATTCTCAAATGAATTTAATGATTTCCATTCAGAACTAGACCAACCAGGTGTAATTGTAGCTTTATTTGCCATATAATATACTCCGTTTCTCTTTACAACATCTACTAACTCCGCTGTTTTATAATAAGTAGCATCAGGATTATATTCCCCTCTGAAATTTAATGCGGGACCTGGATCCCCAGCAGGACCTCGATCTCCAGGAGATCCTTGTGGTCCGGCAGGACCTTGTGCGCCATTTTGTCCATCTTGTCCATCTTTACCTGATATTTTTGTAGGTAATGTCCACTGTTCTCCAGACTTAAGTAAACCGGTTTCTCCATCAAATAAAGCAGTACTTTTCCATATAGCATAACCGCTTGCGGAAGGAGCGTCTACATACCAGTAATTACCATTGCTATATGTACCGCCTGAAGTAGGTCTAGATGTCATAGAAGGTCGATTTGGTTGAGACTCGTTAGATCTACAATAAATAGATACTTCAAAATCACCAGGAACTCCACCTTTGGCTTTTGTAATAGTAAAATCACATACATCTACTACTGGAGAAGCTGAAGAAGCAGGTACATGAAATTCTACTTTAAACACTGTACTATCAAAACTATTACCTAATCTAGCTACGGTAAGTTTATTATTATTTGTATCAATAGATAATTGATTTTGAGCATTGTTATCTAAATTAGTATAAGTTATAGTATATTCACTATTTTCTAATTTTCTAGTACCTTGATATAAATAATAATTAGTAGAAGCTTTTGCTAATTCTGATGATTCTACTTCTCCTAACCAGTTAGCAGCTACTGTGTGAGCTTCATTAGTTAATACACCTCTATATGGGCTTTCTCCATCTTTTCCATCATACAATTTATTAATTGTTAACATATCCTGATATACAGCTCCTCCTAAAGCAGAAGTACATTCTACTTTAAAAGTTACTTCGTTAACAGAATTATTAAAGTATGAACCGTTTGGTGATACTACTAAAGTTTCTGTAATCTCATTTTCAAGAAGATTCCAATCATCTGTACCTACGATTTTCCAATACCAAGAATAAGTAGGAGATTCAATCCCATACGAACTAGCATATAAAGTTATTTGTGATGGGCTAACTAAACCTTCTTTATCGTACTTAAATACCTGCTCTCCTGATATTAATACATAACAAGCGTCGACTCCATCAAACCCATTCTCACCATTTTGCACTTTATTAATCCATAAATCCTTAGTAAAGGACATGGAGCCAATGTTAACTGTTAATCGTATTCTGGCGGAAGGAGATCCTAAAGTATTTAACGTTACTTTATCACCATCTACAGTAACAGTAGCCACGCCTTCAATAGTTTCTGCTGTTATACTGTCAATATATAATTGACTAGTACCCTGATATGCATACACATAAGTGTATACATCAGTAATAGTAATTTGTGGATTATTACCAGATGAATCATAAGGTACTGTCATGTTACCATTACTCAAGTCAATGTAGAAAGCATCTTCTCCAGTTGCACCATCTCCAAGTTTGGCTACCTGAGTTTCATCATAAAAACTTTCTTTACCGTTAACTACAGTACAACGTACTACAAAATTTCTAAGATCTCCAAACATATCAGGACGTACATCCAATGCTTGAGAGGTACCTATTGTTTCATTTGTGTTTCTATTTACCCAAGTAAATACAGGATTTTCTATATTATAAGTATTACAATATAGTGTAATGACAGATGGTGTAGGAGTACCTTCAAAGTTAGGATTATCATACATGAATAATCTTTCCCCAGTAATTTCTACCCATTTAGCTTTATCTGCACCAGCAGCACCTTGCTCACCCTTTTCTACTTGCAATAACCACTCGTCATTTTCCTTACTAGGGATACTAGTGGTTTGAGTAGCCATACATAACCATAATGAACCATTATATGATACTCTATCATAATAATAATATGTAGTGCCAGCTATAAATTGTCCTCTATCAATGGGTACTCTGATAATATCTCCATTGCTAGACACCTGAGATAAAGTACCAACAAATCTACTATTTTTACCTATAACTGTACGATCTTTACCTACTAAATTAAAATCGTCAATATTATCATATAAAGTAACACTAGGTCCTTCTGTACCTCTAGCAGATATCATAATAGCCGATCTACGATCTTCATTACCAGGATATCTATTACCTAATTGAATAATTTTATCTTTGGGTTCAGGAACAGAACTACCAGGTTCACATACAGAATCAGATAAAACTACATAATCAGTACCTACTTCGGATACCATGCGCCAATATCTTTTAACATTTTTACCATCAAAGATTTGACATATAGCCTGATCACCTTCAACAAAAGGATTTCTTACAGTACCGTCTTGAGTATCAAATGTACACTTGTAATCATTATCCGGAGTAGTAGTAACATCTAGTATTTCAAGATCAGCAACTGAAACTAATATATCTCCACCAGTAGCTTTTATTTCATTTACTAGAAGTTCATTAACAGTCATTCTACCTCTAACAAACAAATCATCTACTTCAAACTTCCATCTACCGTTAATTGGATATAAACTAGCACCTTCACCTAGAAAACCTTCTCTAAATGTTTGACCTCCCTGTATTCCTTTTAAAAACTTAATATAACCATTTGCTGTATCATCAACCTTTTTAGATATATAGTTCAAATCAGATCTTCTAGCTGAATACAAATTACCGTCTGTAGGTTGAGTATTGTCAGTACTAGTGATCATATATTTCGTATCACCGCCTATACTGCCCTCTACAGATTTAATTTTACCTTCTAATTTTGATAAAGCTTGATTTAAAGTATCTGTAGTAGTTAAATCGCTAGTATCTCCATTATAATAATACCCTGATAATGGAAATATAGTACTAGTAGGTTGTGTATGAAAACCAGGTGCTTCACCACTACCACCACCATTTGCAATTAAATCTGCTAATGCTGTAATGATGTTTTCATCTTCAATCAACCTATTTAATAGGTTTTGTAATTGTTCTTTAGTAGACTTATCATCAATAGTATCTATCCAACCCTGTACTGTATCATTAACTTCAGTTAAATCCTTATCATGTTTATCTTCAAGAGTAATGATCTTATTGTTTAATACATCATAATAACTATTAATATTGCTACTTAGGTTATTAGTAACATTAGTATCTCCTTCTACTATCTTGTTGGATAGATCTGTATAATTGTTGTCTACTTTAGTATCAAGATTAGCTACATCTTCTTCAATACCATCTACTCTTTCATTAGTTGCAAACGTACCAGATAAACTAGTTTCAAAATCATCTTTATGAATTATCTTATTAGTTTTATCTTGTACAAGAGTTAGAATATCATTATCTTCAAAAGATGTGGTAACCTCAAATTGTGATATCTTTTTATTCATATTACTCTTGAATTATATGTTCTTCTACTTCTGTTAATATACAATCATCATCGATATCTTTTTCTGGATAGAAATTAATTTGTTTTTTTAAACAACACATACATTCTATAATTTTATCTACATCTTCCTGAGTAATGGGAAAATCTTCATCATCTACTTTAGTACTAGCCCAACTAGATAATTTGCCTAAATGCAACAATAATACTAAATTGGTAATAGAAACTTTATCTAGTTCTGCATTGCATTTAGTAGACTGATTAACTAATTCCCCAACTTTATTTACATATTGTGCAAGTTCCATTACCACATTTATTACAACTGTTACACATTATATTACAATCACACTTTCTAAGATTTAACATATTCAGCATTTCTTTGTAATACAGATCCGCGTCTTCTGTTAAACCTAATTCTGTAGCATTATCATAAAGAGTTTTCTTAAATAAGAACATCATAATTAACTCTTTCATTTTGTTATCTAAGCAATTGCTACAGTAATTTCTTAATAGTTTAACTTCTGCATAATACAGAGATTCATTAATTTCATTCATATCAATCGTATAAATAAAAAAGGGACTGGGGATAACTTCCCCAATCCCCTTTTATGGTTAAATTTATTTGCTAATTAAGCAGTTACATCTGTACCAGCAATGAATGACTTAATCATATTAACAAACAGAGCATTTGTAGAGATCTGTCCTTTGTTAACATATATTTCAGCAGATAACGGAGTAGTCTTAATGTACTGATTGTCATTAGACAGATACTTGTTATCCCATTCAATTGTAATAGTATCATATTCTACATCCAATTCAGATCTGAATTCCGGAGCGATATACGGATAGATAGCATTAGCACGGTACTGAATGCCTTCATATCCTAAGTTCCAATTTTCACGATCACGAACAATGTAAGCATTACCACGACCCGGAGTACCCTGAGTCTTAGCAATTGTCAGATTAGAAATCGGATACATTACATTGCTCAGTAAGCCAGAAGGAATCGTTGTCCACATGAAAGCTTCTACAGATACCTGACAGTAACCTGCATCTGTCGTAATACCCTGATTGTAAGGAATTTCCTTAGCATTCAAAGTAAGAACAGCTGCGCTAGAAGAAGCTACCACACGAGCACCTTTATGATTATTAATCTTTTTTACGAAGGCGTCAATCAAATCTTTCGGAGCAGTAGTCTTAGCAATTACTTCATAAGTATGAGTAAACTGACCCGGAGCTTCGTGAATGTCATTATAAACAAGACGCAAAACATAACGATGACCAACTTCCGGAGTAACATTAGTAGCCGTGATAACAATTTTATCTTCAGCCTTAGCTACGAACGGAGTAACAACCATAGAAGGACAAGAACCTTTCTGAATAGGCATAGAATATTTAATCACAGCCTTAGTGGTCTTCGTACCTTCTTCGTTATATACGTCTTCTGTACCCTGGCAAACACCAACATAAATAGCATTAGCAGCAGCAGCATTAGCAGCTGTTGTCAACAGTTTTTTGTTTTCATCAAACAAAGCGATAGCACCATCAGCTAAAGAATCTACATTAGAGAACGAAGCCGGAGCTGTCTTAGCAATGAGTACCGTATTTACGTGTTGTAACATATTATTTTAATTTTAAGTTAAACGTTTAAAGCGCTTAGTTTAACTGGTTTAGTCTTCTACTTTCACTTGTTTCCACAAGTATTATATAACTTCCATATGCAATTATTAAATTCTATTTGGGGTAAATTATTCTTACATAGGGCTTCCCATAATTTGTTTGTCTTTTTTCCAAATATATATCTTTCTGCTTCATTAATAGAAGAGAATATTTTAATGACATTTAGATTAAAATCTAACTGTATTACTTTTTTATACTCTTTTCTAGAATTTTTATATCTATTTCGATATTCTTCAGATTTCCATTTATTTTTAGCAGATTGAGATCTTTTTATTCTGGTTGCTTCTTGTTCTTCATATGAATATCCAGGTCTAACAGATCTTGTACCACTTCCACCTATAGTTCTATTATATCCTTTATCTCGATTAGTAGAATCATAGTAGCTTATCCAATAAACTTCTAAACCATCTAATAAGTTACTATCTTCAGGTTCTTCTAATATTGTAATATCAAAATTAGCAATTCCGTATTTATTTAAAGCCTTATGAAAATAATTTGGTTTATTTTTAGATTGCCAAATATGTTGTGCGAGTCTTTCCCTAAGTTTTTTCTTTGTTTGTCCTATATAAATTTTTCCATTTGTTAAATTTTCAAACTTATAAATTACATTTTGCTTTTTACCATTATTAGAATTTAATATTTCACTGTAAGTCATATAACTTTGTAGCTAGTAATTTCCGCGTAAACTAAACTATTCCATCGTATTTGTCTCATTAATATACGATTGATATCTTGGATTAGCCTGGTTTTCCAAGTATAACTCCGCTGCTAGCTTTATAATTTCTGAATGAGTTGATACTGGCATATCTGTATACTCATCAAAAGGAGCATCAGTCAGGCTAATCTTTTTAGGAGTCCTCAAGTATGTGAGGATATAATTCTTTATATTGTAATTACCATCAGTATATAAATGGATTTCATTACCTTGATATAATCTCAAAGGTCTTGCTGAAGTACCATGTAATCTATACTCTGATAATGTATTTTGTCTTTGTCTATCAAAATTCTCAATAGTAGCTTCTAACACATCTGTGTGTTTAGTCCTAGGTTGACCATTTGGCCCCTTAGGCCAACAGTTATTATTACTATAGATTACTGCTGTTTCACCTAAAGTAAACATATAATCTGTTGGTAATGTAACTACTTGTTCTTCTGGGAATGTTGTAAACTGATATGTCTTATTGGTTACAAGTGTACGAAGATCATCAATTCTTTTCTGATCCTGTTCAAATGCTGTACGCTTGTAATTAATACCTGAGTATCTAGTTTTAATAAACTTATCTAAACCAGCCATTAACCAATATTCAATATCTGCTGTAACTGGCTTCTCAATATTATTATCAAGTAAACCTATTTCGGTTTCAAATGCAGTTTGTAATTCAATGAACTTCATAATTATTCTCTATTACTTTGGTTAGATGGTTTAGTTTGTAATCTGTATTTACCTTCTGTGATAAACATATTAACAGCAAGGTCAACTATTTCACTATGAACAGATTCAGGTAATTCACATTTTGAAGCACCAGTTGTAGTATTAAATCTTAATGGTTTTCTATAGTAAGTAAGAATAACACCACTTAAGGTAGTATAAGCATCTACTACTACTTCCATATACATGTATTTAGTAGTTGGATCAGATATTAAAGCTACTGCCGGTTGTCTTACAATTGGTGTATTATAAGCAGTCTTCATAAACTTTGGTAGATCCCTATATTTTACTAATTGATTATCTACTTTAGTTTCAGTAGTATACTGCTTATAAGTACCTTTTACTTTACTTACGGAGTGTACGTATAAGAAATACTCATCAGTAGTGGAGTAAGGTAACCTATACCTTGCAATACCATTGGATGTCGAACCACTTTGAGTAAGTTCTTTTTCAACCAATAAACTTTTAATAGAATCTGTGTTTCTTGTTTGAGTATTAGTCTCAACTTCCATTTGATCATCGCCCACATAGTTCATCATTACATAGCGATCTTGGGCCTCATTTAACAATGAGAAAATAAGATCTGAATTAGGTTTTTGTTCTATAGTAAGAGTAGGATCTATTAATTGTAACCTACGCTCAAATTCCATTTGACATTCCTTGCTACTCATATTATTCTGCTAATTGTGCCACATATTGTGGGTGTGATTGAACTCTTGGTGATTCAACATTTTCTAACGCCATATCAGCAGCTAACTTAACTACTTCATATTGCATATACTCTGGTATTTCATCTAATGTAGACGTAATATCTTGATTATTAATCTTACGAGGATATGCTAAGTAAGTTAAGTCGATAGTATAGGGACCTGTCATAAGATCCCTATCCACGAATACTATCAACTTGTTATCCTCTAATATAGCAACAGGCTCTTCTATCCAAGGTTTATTATTATAAGTTTCTAAGAATCTTAAAGCGTTCTCATGACTTATCAATTTAACATTGGCTAGTTTACTACCAAAATGTAAAGTGCCTTGTATGAAGTACATACGCTTATCTTGTGTATCACTACCGTACTTAATACTTGATTTAAAATCATTAAGCGTTAATCTGTTATTAGTAGTTTCACTAAGCAAAGTTAACCCTTTGTCTGTTCTTACTAGACCTTCTAAATCTGCTACACGTTTAGTATTACCTTCAAAAGAAGTTTGTATAGTATTATTACCAGTAAACTTAGTAGCTATTTTACTTAGATAAGCAGTATATAACCAATAATCTATTTCTTCTGGTAAGAAAGAAGGACATCCAGACATGCCTATATTAACAGCATTCTTGTCAGCTTCTACTTTAAATGCAATATGTGCTTCTGCTATTGTCATATTTACTTGGATTCTATTTCTTGCATGATAGCTAATCTAATATCCTGATTTTTCTTATCATCAAGCATTAGTACAGCTTCATCCATACTACGTCCAATTACATCAGTGCCATAGTAATATAAGTTCTTATTCTTACGAATAATATTCTTGCTAATAGCTGCTTCAATCAAGTATTGAGTTTCTTTATTCTGGTTGTTGACCCAAAGTAAGAGATACTTCTGAGGATCTGCTTCAATTAACTCATTAAGCTTACTTTCTACTAATTCACTAGAAATAGAATCAGATTTGATACCATAAAGTCTAAGACATTTACGCATTTCTTCAAGTGACATCTTAGTAAAGTTAGCGTAAGCTTCACGTTTAACTTTAAATTTCTTATTATTTTCTTCAGCTTCCGCTTCAGAATTAATCAATACAAAATCATTACTTGGTTTGATATTAGCTGTTCCACAAGCTACTCTCTTGTGATTCTTGAGAAACAAATATGCAAGTTCGTCTTCAGGTCTTTCTGTATGTAAGTAATAATCTTTATTACCAACTTTGATAGCATAAGTAGTCCAGAAAGAACTATAAGGAGCTAAATGACCTTCAGGATAACCGATAGCTTTCTCTAATCTACGAGCATCTTCTTCTGTTAAACCTGTATACTTGTTACCTGATCTTGTCCAATATGACGCGATGTATTCAGAACAATTTTTAAACTTTGCAATCCCAGACCAGGGATTAATTCTAATAAATCTTAACGTTGCTTCCATATATTTATATAAATATAGATTTTAAACCTGTTAATAAAAATATAGGGGCTGTTACGCCCCTATAAATCTTTATCATATTTTATCGGCGTATTTGTATATACACTGAATTATGCTTCAGCATCCATAATAAGTTCACCACAACCACGCGGATCTCTTACCATAATACCCATTTCACCTAAGAAGTGAACTGTGTAACCATCCTTTGCATTAGAACGCAAAGTGTTGATAGATTTAGCAGGACCTGCAGGAGAGATAGAACCACCAGTATACCACTGCATGAATTCACGACCTTTACGTACTACCTTAACAATGTTTGCTTCACCATCACGACGGCTAACATCCAAGAAAGTAAAACGATAAGATTCCAGCGGCTTACCAGAAATTGGGTGCAACAGACGGTTGTCTGTAGTATTATCATACAGCGGGAAGTGTTTCAGTGTCAATTCAATACCGTTAGTCATCTTGTAAGTTACAAACTGACCACCAAGTGTCAATTCCTGACCACTACCACTTACGAACTTAGTATCGATCAAGTTCATTGTAGCTGCTTTCTGTTTCAATACACGGTCAAATTCACGAATACCCATTTCACCAGTAAGTGCAACGAATTTACGTTCATTAGTACCAAGTACATTATAAGACAGATCAAATAAGAAGTCTTCCAGCAATTCAGCTGTCAACTCAGTATAATAACGTCTGTTAGACGGAGCGATCTGTTCCAAAAGACCAGCAGGCAAATAAACCGGACGACCGTTAGTACCTTTCAGAGAGAAAGTACCATCCTGGTTACGATTAGACTTAGAGTAAACCATCATCTTTTCGCAACGTTTACGCCATTCACGCAATGCTGTCCATTCCTGATAATCAGACCACAAATAAGATTTCTTACCTGTTTTAGGATCCTTCAATGCAATCCACAGAACAGTTGCATAAGCTGTACCAGTAATATCATAGCTCAAACGAGTTGTGAACAGGTAGTTACGCATCTTGAACTGAGTATTGTAGTTCAGGATATCTGCTTCTTCACTATATTCTTCGTAAGCAGAACCCAGACGTGACATTTCACGACCAGCCAACAGATACTTACCAGGAATATAAGAATTAGACTGACCATCTGCAATAAACATAGTATAGCACCACAGGTTACCGTCCTGGATAGGAGCACCAGAAATACGTAACTGATATTCCTTGTCATCAAGTACTACAATAGCACCCGGACCAAACCATTTATCTTCTACCCAAATCTGGATAGGTGTGTTACCAATACCTGCCATAATAGTGTCAGCATTAGCGGCAGTAATTTCTGTACCCTGCCATTTAGCAGAGCGAATTGTTACAGCTCTATCGGTATCGATTTCTACGTACCATTCATACGTACTCTGGTCAATGGTCATTACATTACCAAGACCACCCGTAATAGCATCAATAGATGTGCCATAAGCACCATCTTTAGCAGCAAAAACGTAAGATACGATACGTTCTACTTCATAAGGTCTTGATAACATTGCTTCTGAAATCTTATTTTCGTCAATAAGATCTGAAAACCATCTACTTTTACCGATTTGCAAATTATTCAGAATTCCGTTATCCATAAATTAATTTATATTTTTATATATTATTTAAACTACGTGCTGCGATACTCCAGATAGAGTTTGGTGAACTAGTGTGAACTTTCTTTGAGTTTTTTGAACTACCCGTGTTTTTTAAGCTTTGTTTAAGTGTTTTTATAGCAGAGCTAGTTCCAATTTTTTTAGCAGTATCTAGCAAAGTGTCACCCTTCATAGTAAAATAGGCTGACTCAATTAAATTTTTGACGCTCTTAGAATAGTCCTTTTGATATTGAGTAAGACCATCAGCGTCAGCTTTAAAGATGTAATTTAGTAAAGCTTTCTTATCTTTTTCAGGAATAGCTATACCGCGTATATCTTTTAAAGATTTAATGTTGGTGACAACGTCATCTACAAATCTTTGTTGGCGCTCTACTCTCTGTTCATTTTCCTTTTTTTGTTGCGCTAATAGCTGTTCCTTTCTCTCTTCAGCTATATCCTTCATAGCTTCCAATGCGTCTTCAGCTTCGTCTTCAAGGATACCAGCATCTTCATACTTTTCAATTTTACGAGCAATTTGCTTCTCATTAAATCCTTTAGCAGCAAGCAATTCTCTTACAATTCTCTTTTGATTTTCTTCAATAGTAGTATCAAAAGTCTCATAATCAATTGCAGGAGCAGCTTTGAAATAATCTTCAAGCTTACCACCATTGCGTACAAATTCATCCAACTGAGCAACTTCTTCACTAGCATACTCTGGTGTAGAATTCTCCTCAATCATCTCTCTAAAATATTCACAGAGCTCTTCTACTGTAGAAGGTTTATCTTCTCCTTCTTCTACTTCAAGACCCATTTCTTCTGCTACAGCATCAAAGAATGCAGTTACTTGAATACCTTCATTATCCAATTCTTCTCCTTCAGTAGGGGTATCTACTGCACTATCTTCTTTCTCTTTAGTATCTACTGCTTTATCATCTTTAGCAGGTTCCTCAGTAGGATCTTCTACTACTGGTTCTTCTGTTCCTTTTTCTTCCTTTTCTGGAGTCTTAACAGCATCATCTCCAAATACGTCTTTTACAGAAGGAGCTTTGTGCTGTCTCTGTAAACGTGCAATCTCTTCATCACTAATCTCTCCCTGTTCTTCACGTAGATTTCCTGTTACTAAAGGATTATTATCTATAGTATTAGATGAAAATACATCTGCTACTGCTTCCCAACCTAATAGTTGATTACTATTGTTATCCATAATTATTATTAATTAGATTTATTATTTTGTTTTTCTCTTAAAAATTCTGCTCCACCTAGACCTATTGTAGGAAGTAACCATTCCATTGGTACTAATCTATTAAGTCTATCTATATATCTCTGTTTGTCAATATACAAATCGTATTGATTTCTAACAGCACCGTTAGCTCTACCACTTCTAAAGTAATCTAGAATCATATTCTCATCTACAGGGTCACTCCATTTACTAATTTTATTAGAATCTTTCAAAGCTCTCTTGAGAGTTAACATATGACTTTTAGATTCTGTAGGATTAAGCAAATATCTCTTATTCCTGGCTGCTGAATGAAACCCAGCATCTCTTAATTCCTTAGTAGTATAAGTATTACCTGGATCTGCTAAATATCTAAGATAAGGATTTGTAATATAATCTACACCAGGTTCAGCCTCATACTTTATTGAGCCAGCTATACCATCTGCCATATGACCTAACTCATGATTTGCAGTACCGGGCATATAAGTAGATGGGTCAAGTACTATACTATAATCATCAACATTACTAGATGTAAATCCATCTTGAATGTTTTTCATGTTAGCCTTGCCATATATATTATCACCCATCGAGCCATAAGATACATAATCTTTCCTACCAGTTATTTCTTTATAAGCAATATCGGAATAAGCCTTTTCGTAATTAGTATTATAAGCCTTATCAATCTCTCGTACTAACTTACGAGTATCCTCATCAGGGTATAGTGCTTGATCAACACTTCTTAATATCTCATTACTATACTGATTTTTATTAACTGCTTCACGATACCAAGTATCCTGCAACATGGCTGCTTGTGCTTCTATATCTTTTGGAGGTTTAGCTGGATTGTAGTTTCTCTCTCCAGAAGGAGTACGTTTAGCTTTAATAGGTTTAGTAATAGTGGGTGTGAATGGTTCTGCATATGAAGAAGTAGCATATTCATCAGTACCCTCAATTAATCTTCCTACTTTGGATTTAAACTTTTTTAATGTTTTACCAACACCCCAAGGAATGATATTAAGAGCAGCATCCACAGCAGCACCTGTATAGTCTCCATTACTTAGGTCTTCAACAAAGTTAATTGCGTCCTTTACATAACCCGCAGGAGTTATATAAGCTTCAGGTTGAACTGTAGAAGCTTTACCTGATATCTGTTGTTGCCTCTTATAATACTCTGGAGTACCTGGAGTAAGACCTAACTCTTTTGGTGGCATTATCTTCTTACCACCATCTTCGTACGCAGGAATTGAATCAAATTGTGATTTAATGTCAAGATAGGTAGTATCAGGGTTTTGAGCTTTAATACTGTCGTATATTTGTTTCTTCTCTTTAAAAGATAAATCTGACCATTTCATCTAAAAATATTTCCATATAAAATTTTTATACTTGCCTTTATATTTACCATTTTCTCCCTCTCTACACACTCTAGATATACCACTATTATCTATGTTTAATGCTTTTCCGGCATCTGTAGCAGATTCCCAAACACACACTACATTATTATTTAAATCCAATTGAATAATAGGAATTTTGTTTATTTGCAAATTCTTTGCATATGTATTACCCTTCATTAAAATAGATAAAGCTAATTTTCTTGATTGTGAACAGGGATTACCTTTTTTATTCTTTTTTGATTCTGCTATTTTTCTGCGAGTATCTGCAGATCGTTTTTTACCTTTATTTTTAGTACTTACTTTTAATCTACTTTCTTTTGATAAAGATTTTCTTGTTTCTCCACCTTCTGTATTATTATATCCAAAAAGTGGATCATTAGAATTTAATGCTTTTATCAATTGTTTTTCAGATTGAATAGCTTCCTCTTTTGTAATCCCACTAAATATTATTTCGTGTTTAAAATTATCCCATCCATATTTTAAAATAGCATTATAGAAATGTTTATTCTTACAATAGCCTCTTCCATTTGCCCATCTTTTTAATGGATTTTGTTTTGTTATTCCTACATAATATTTGTTTGTTGGAGAGGTGTGCAAATATACACAATAATTCGTCATTTGTCAAAAAATAAATGTTCTGTATAGAAATGATAATAATCTTCACATTCATGAAATGCACAGTGCAGTAAAGAAGGTAAGCCAACTACTATCAGATATAAGGGACCTAATCGTTTTGATTGTTTTGTGTGTCCCAATTCATGATACAAATGCTTAGGATTATTAACGATAATATACTTACCAAGGGTAATACCACCAGCCATTTGAGGACTGAGCTTACACTTAATACCATTCCCACAAACTTCTTTAGTATATATCTCATGACCTTTATATATTTTATATAAGGCTAGCCCCAGTAGATTCTGGGGCAATTGCCAAATATATAGTAAAACTTCTTTCATATTACTTACCTGTTTTACCAGTTTTACCACCTTTCTTGCTTCCGCCTTTCTTACATGCCATAATTAATATCTCCTATTTTTTAGTTTTAGACTTACTCTTTTCCCCTGCCACTTTATTTTTTAAAGCTGTTTTAGCTTTAAGTTTTTCTCTCTCCATCGCAGCCTTATCTTTAAGGATCTGTAACTTCTTAGCTTCCTCAAGTTTCTGCTTTTCTAATGCTATCTTTTCTCTTTCAATAGTAGCTTTAAGCTTTTCAGCTTTATCTGACTGTTCAATCTTCTTAGCTTCTATCTGTTTCTTATTCTCAACTTCACGAGCTTTGTTAGCTTGTTCAATCTGTTTAGACATAATATCAGAGTAAAGACGTTGCTGTTCAATTGCTTGATTACCAATCTCAATAGGATCTGGTATACCATTGCCATCTTGATCCATACTTTCAGAACCACGATAAGCATTCAATTGAGCAACAGTAATCTTAGTAGCATTGTCCTGATCAATCTTGTATTTCTCAAGGTCAAGTTCTGCTTCTTTAAGCATAAGTTCTTGTTCCTTAACTTGATTCTGCATTTGGACAAGTTGCTGCTGTTGCATTGCTTCTTGTTCTTGCATAGCTTGCTGCTGAGATATTCTTTGATTTTCAAGTTCTTGTAACTTATTCTTTAACATTGATAGATTATCCATCATATACATTTCAGCAGCATCTACAAGACTTGCACCATTCTGCATAGCTGGTTGTATCAATGCTCTTAACTGCTCAATTGCTTGAGATTCTTTAGTAGAATCCGTTACAAAAATATCAAAGTCTTCATATGGGAAATTATCTGATACTGAGATAAATGCTCTAGTAGTGTCATCAAATATATAATTGAGATACTGTTTATCACTATCTTTCCATGCAGCTTTTGCAGCATTTAATAACATTAATAAAGCTTGTTTCTTTACTTGGTTATGCATCCAGAATAAAGGTTCAGTAATATGAGCAGATTGTATTACCGATCTTTCTACATTACCTACTAATTCTGTACTAGAGATAGCACCTTGTCTTTGAGGAGTTACCCCAGACAACTCTGAAGCCATAGCTTCAATCTTATCAAGTAACTGTATATACTGAGCTATGACATTACCCATAGTAAGATCCCAAGTAGAGAATCCATTCCAACTTGATGGTCTACCACCTTCTCTACCAGGTATATCCCAACCTTCATCATATGGGTTAATAAATGCAACACCTAGTGCACTTAAGTAATGTAACCATTTTGAAGTATCTATACCTAATCCTTTAGGTATCTGTGTAACATCTACTACAGGTACTTTACCTTTATCTCTAGCCATAGCTAGTTCTAATCGATAGAATGTAGTAATATATAAATACTGTAATGGTTTCATTATACTAACTAATGATTTTGGTACACTGTTAGTATTACTATAGACTACCCCAGTATATGGTAATCTCTGCGAATTAAGATTGTTACTAGTAATATACTGATATTCTATAGGTTGAATACCAAAGTAAATGTCATCATCTGCTCTATATCCTTCCCATACTTCTACAATCCAATCCCATTCTACTGTTTCGGTTTCGAGTGGTTTATAATATTCGTCTACTACAATTTCTTCAGGTAAACCTGTTTCAGGGTTGATAGTTGTTAAGAAACCTATTTTCTTAAAAGATTTCCAACATACATGATAAACTACCACATCTTCAGCATCACCATAAGGATTATGATCAGGTAACTTACTATAAATCTTAGTATCTATATGGTTCCAATCGTCAACCATATTCTTATCACCTAACCAGTTCTTACCACTCTTACCATACTGATCGAATTTCTCTAGTAACTTATTGAGTTGTTTTTCATCCATTTTATCATAAAACTCATCATATACCTGAGTATATGACATAATCATTTTATTACAACACATAGGTGCTTCATGAATGAATTCTATGCCATCACAATCGTCATACCAGAAACCTTTTGGGTTAACCCTATTTAAACAAGGTTCTCCATTCCTAATGCCTACGTAAAGAACTTCTTCCCCAGCAATAAGTGCATCTTTCCATGTCTTTACAAACTCATGGTCTATATTCAAAGAGTTCTTCAAATAGTTTAAACTGTGATAAGCAGTTAATTCGGCAACATCCTTATAATCCTTAGTAAGGTATTCCTGTATTTGTTCTGGAGTCTGTATTTCCCCAGATTGTAAGGCTTCTTCATATCTCGCTTGTCCTTCAGGGCTCATCTTAGCCATGATTGCTGCTTGTACATAATCTAAAAGCATTTGCTTAGCTTTTTCTTGCATTTCACTTGCAGCAGCATCGCTAGTACGGCATACCTTAAAATTGAAAGGTCGTTTAGTTTCTTCACCAATAAGTAAATCAATCTTAGGTCTGATAATGTTATAATCCTGTGCCATTGCTGGGAAACCATCATCTTGGTTAAAAGGGTTAGTAACATACTTCAAATCCTTTTCACTATAGACACTATTATATAGATCATAATAAGTCTGCATTTCTTCTTCTGAAGGTACTGTATCAGAATTAGTTATTTGTGATTGACCTATAATGTAATCCACACAACATTCCCGCCATTCGTCAGTCTTCTTGTTATAAGGTATTTTCTGTATAGGAAAGCTATTTACTGTGCGTTCCATATTTAAAATGAAAATGTTAATATATTTGAATCAAATAATTTATTTGTAGAATCAGAAGTGTCTTGTTCAAACCATTTATCTGTAAATATAGGTAAATCAAACAATCTTTGGTTCCTCTCTACTTCTTGTTTTTGCTTTACTTGAGATGTATACAATTGTTCCCTGTATATCATTAATTGAATCATTGCCATACAATTATGTGTAACTATACCATTGGCAATATAAGTATGATTATTTTCTACTTCAAAATTATATACCTCTTCTTTGATATCATATTCATAGAGTTTTTTAATAGGCACCCAAAAACCATCTTCATCCAGATATACATTGTTTTTAATA